GCCAACCAGAACGACAACTATGGTATCATCGTTGCCGGTCACGAGGCTGCTGTGGCTACTGCTGAGACGATCACGAAGACCGAAACCTATCGTGACCCGGACAGCTTCGCCGACATCGTGCGTGGTATGCATGTGTATGGTCGCAAGCTGCTTCGTCCCGAAGCCATCGTGCGCGCCAAGTACAACGTCGCTTAATGTTAAAGAGGGGGCTTCGGTCCCCTCCTTTTAAAAGGAAAAAATAATGGCTGCTGTTCAATCTCTTCGCAACAAAGCCTACATTGTGGAAAAGGAAGTGACGCTTGCCGCCACCTCCGGTACCGCTGTAGGTATCTCCGTGGGTGCTGGCACTTTGGTGCTAGCGGTTGGTTTCGAAAACTATACCACTGTGCCCAATATCACCACCTATACTCTGGACATTACCGACGGTACTACCACCTTCGCTAATGATTTGGATTTTGACAACACCGCCGCTAACACCATCAAGGTTGGCACCACGGCGGGTCTGGTGGCTGCTGCTGACACCATCGACGTTGTCACCACGATCTCCGGCTCGCCCGGTGCAATCAGTGGTCGCGTGTTCGCCCTTGTTGTTGATGTCAACAAGGACTGGGCTGCTCCCGGCTCCGTAGACCGTGACACGCTTGCCTAAGTCTGGGAAGACGTAAGCAAAATGGAAAAGGCTCTACGGAGCCTTTTTCTGTTGTATAACTAGGAATACTTATGGCAACCTTTCTCTCACTCACCAACGAGCTTTTGCGCCGTCTCAACGAAGTGGAGATGGATTCCAACACGTTTGGAACGGCTCGAAACATTCAATCGTTGGCAAAGGACGCCATTAATGCCTCAGTCCGTGAAATATTGCACGTGGCGCAGGAATGGCCTTTTACGCTTACTACCGGTACTGTGACGACTGTGGCAGGCACTGCCGAATATAGTTTTCCCGCTGACCTATCAAGCGTCGATTGGGACAGCTTCTATCTCCGACAGCACGTCGATCAAACGAATATTCCTCAGAAACTAGAGCCGTTGACGTATGTTGATTTTCTCCGGCACTATCGCGGTCGTGATGACGCTGCTGGCACCTCTGCTCGCCAAGCGCCAGAACGCGTTTACATGACGCAAGAAAACAAGTTTGGACTTACGCCACCGCCCGATAAAGACTACGTCATCGAGTATAAATATTGGACGTTCCCGGCTGAGATGTCAGCGTTTGGTGACACTTGCATCATTCCAGATCGTTTCAAAGGCGTCGTTATTGATGGGGGCATGATGTATTTGATGACCTTCCGCAGCAATGAACAAAGCGCTGCCATCCATCGTGAGAAGTTTGACAACGGCATTCGCACCATGCGTCGATTGCTTGTCGATGATCCGGTGTCGATGACTTCGACAATGATTTTGAAGCCTGCCGTTTCGGCACGGGTGCTAAATGGCTGATCGCATTCAGGCGGCGAAAGTTAGCTGTCTTGGTGGGCTTGACACCAATAAAGACTTGCTGACACAAGCTGAGCGCTATCCCGGTAGCGCTTTGCAGCTTATCAACTATGAGCCTTCCACATCGGGTGGATATAGGCGCATTAGTGGATATGCCAACAACTACGGTACAGTGCCGGGTGAGGGCGGCGTCTTAGGCATTAACGTTTTCGACGGCATCAACAACGGCATCTTTGCTTGTCGCAAGCCTGCTGCTGGTACGGATTATTTCTATCGCTGGAATACCGGCACAAGCGCATGGGTGGCTGTCACCACTCCCGGCACCGTCACGATGGTTGGTGTCAAGAAGGTGCGCTTTGAAAACCTCACATGGGGCGTGAACAAGATGGTGTTGGTGGACGGGGTCAATCCCGCTGCTGTTTACGACGGCACCACCTACACTCAAATTACAGCGTCTACGGCACCGGCTGCGCCGAAGTATGTAACGCAGTTTGCCAATCATTTGTTCTTGGCAGGAGACAGTAGCGCTCCGTACAACCTGTATTTCTCTGCGCCGACGGCTGAAACCAACTTCACTCCGGCAGCAGGAGCAGGCGTCATCAACGTTGGCTTTCCCATTGTGCAGATAAAGTCGTTCCGCGATGTGCTGTACATCTTCGGTAAGAATGCCATCAAGCGGATGGTTGGTACCAGTATTGCTGACTTCAATGTGCAAGAGGTGACGAACAATCTCGGCTGCATCGTTCCCGACAGTGTCGTGGAGTTTGCCGGTAATCTGGTGTTCTTGAGCTATGACGGTTTTCGACCAATTGCGGGCACGGCTCGAATTGGTGACATTGAGCTTGAAAACTTGTCAAAGCAAATTCAAGCAACGGTGAATGCTCTCATAGACGAAATCGTTGACTCCAATCTTGATGTAGAAAAATTCAACAGCATCGTATACAACAAGAAGTCTCAGTTTAGATTCTTGTCTACAACAGACGGTGTATTCGGCATCTTGGCAGGTTTGCGTCGTACCGATCAAGGCATCGGCATGGAGTTTGGTGAGTTGTTCGACATGACGGCAACGGCTGCTGCTAACGGGCTAATTAATACTGAAGAAATTCTTCTGCATGGCGACGCAAGTGGCAAAGTGTATAAACAAGAAGTTGGCAGCAACTTCGACAGTCGTCCCATTCTGAGTATTTATCAGACACCGTATTATTACTTTGAAGACCCAACGATTCGTAAGAATTTCTACAACGTTACGACGTTCTTGCGTGCTGACGGAGCAGTGAACATTGCGTTTGCAGTGTCATATGACTTTGACGATAGCGTAAATGTTTTCAATCCCGCAGACTATGATATAACGACGCAATATGCTGCTGCGTTCTACAACTCAGCCATCTACGACAGTGTTGCCGTATATGACGGCAATCCATCGCCAGTGGTAAAGACCAACATTTCAGGCTCTGGATTCTCTGTCTCATTCACGTACGTCACCAATGACACAAATCTAAGCCACAATATTCAGGGCTTGGTAATGAACTTCTCATACAACGACAGGAGATAATTGTGGCAGGATATTCCCGTCAATCAGCAGCGAGCATCGTTCCGACAGCGGTTGTTCGCGCTACACCCCTTAACGACGAGTTTAATACTCTTCGTGACGCCTTCGTCGTTGCAACCGGTCATAAGCATGACGGCACCGCCACCGAAGGCGCATACATCCCGCTGATTTCCGATACGAATGCTCGCAACAAAGTTGTTGTCGATAGCACCAACAATCGCATCAGTCTGTTTGTCAATGTCAGCAGCGCTGCCGTAGAACAACTCCGTCTCATCGACGGAGCCTTGTTGCCGGTCACTGACAACGACATCGATCTCGGAAGCAGCAGCTTCGAGTTCAAAGACCTGTTCATTGACGGCACTGCCAACATCGACAGCCTTGTTGCCGATACCGCTGCCATCTCTGGCGGCACTATCAACAGCGCTGTCATTGGCGGCACCACGCCAGCAGCAGGCACGTTTACGACGATTAGCGCCACTGTAAGCGCAACGATTCCAAGTGCTGCCATCTCTGGCGGCACCATCAACAACACCGTCATTGGCGCAACAACGCCTGCTGCCGGTACCTTCACCAACCTGACGGTGAACACTGCGGCAACAATTGCGTCTGCTGCTATCAGCGCCGGTACAATAAACGGCGTTGTTATTGGAGGCACCTCACCTCAAGCCGTCACCGGCACCACCATCACTGCCAACACCGGGTTTGTTGGCGCGTTGACAGGCAACGTTACAGGCAACGTCACTGCCTCTAGCGGCACGTCAACGTTCAACAACGCCACCGTCAACGGAACGTTGTCGGCTACGCTAACTGGTAACGTCAATGCTTCTACTGGTACGTCAACGTTCAACAACGTCACGATTAGCGGCACTCTCAACATGGATGCAGGAACTTCTGCAACCATCACCAATTTGTCATCACCCGTCAACAACAGCGACGCGGCTACAAAGGGGTATGTTGACACTGCCATTTCCAATCTGATTGACACGGCACCGGGAACACTAGACACCCTAAACGAGCTTGCAGCAGCATTGGGTGACGATCCCAATTTTGCCACAACCGTCACCAACTCCATCGCGACAAAGCTGTCGTTGAGCGGCGGCACCATGACTGGTGCCATTGCGATGGGCACGAACAAAATCACAGGTCTTGGTGATCCGACGTCAAATCAAGACGCCGCGACAAAGACCTACGTAGACACACAGCGCGACACACGACTTGCGTTGAGCGGTGGCACCATGACGGGCGCCATTGCAATGGGGACGAACAAGATTACCGGTCTTGGCGATCCGACAGCAAATCAAGACGCTGCTACGAAGATTTATGTTGATGGCATTCTAGGCTCTGCAACGTCGGCTGCGGCATCTGCGGCTGCGGCTGCAACGAGCGCTAGCAACGCGGCAACGAGCGCGTCTAACGCGTCTACAAGCGCTTCCAATGCTTCGTCAAGCGCAAGTGCTGCGGCAGCGTCAGCAGCGGCTGCGGCTGCTAGCTACGACAGCTTTGATGATCGTTATCTCGGTGTTAAGACCAGCGACCCGTCAGTGGATAATGACGGCGATGCGTTGGTCACTGGAGCTATTTATTTCAATAGCACTGCCGGAGAAATGCGTGTCTGGACCGGGTCGGCGTGGGCTTCTACGCTTTTGACCACCGGTGCTCAGACATTCACCGGCACCAAGACATTTAGCAGCGACCCGATCCTGTCGGCAGGCACCGCCAACGGAGTGGCCTACCTCAACGGCAGCAAGGTGCTGACCACGGGGAGTGCGCTGACTTTTAGTGGTGGGATTTTTGGAGTTTCAGACGCTTCTTCTCCAAGAATTTCTGTAGAGGGTTCTTCTACCGCTTCAGGGTATTTAATTTTTAAAAATACCACTTCTGGATTGAACAGAGGCTATGTTGGTTATGAGTTTGCCAACGATGCAATGCCTTTTGCTGTTGCTGGCTCCGAACAAATGCGCCTGACCTCCACGGGTCTGGGTATTGGGACGAGTTCGCCTTCTCGCGCACTGACAATCGAGCGATCTGGCGCAGCATTCCCTTCTACCGCTAATCCGTCTGTACGCCTGAACGAAACTTCATCTGGTCGTTTTGCTGTGATGGAATTGGACAGTAGCCAGAATTTGAACTTTTGGAACGGTGATACTGGCGCTGGTTCTATCAGGTTTTACAGAGGTGGCGGCTCTGGAACGCTGTCGATGTCTTTGGATGGCTCCGGCAATCTGGGTATTGGGACGAGTTCGCCTGCTACAAAGCTAGATGTAGTCGGGTCGGCACAGATCGGAGCCAGCACTGCTAAAACCAAGTTTTATTCTGATAGCACATACAACGGCATCTTCAATGGCGCATCACTAGGCTCAAATGAATCCATCTATATGGGTGGCGGGATGCAGTTTTTTTACGCATCCGGCTCCGAACAAATGCGCCTGACCTCCACGGGTCTGGGTATTGGGACGAGTTCGCCGGGGACAAGACTGACGGTTAAGCCTTCTGCCACATCAAGTGGAACCTTTGATGTTCTGACAGGAAGCACAAATACAGATTCCATTCGCCTCAGTGGTGGCGGCACTGTAAATACTTGGCTTGAGTTGCGCGGCTACCTTGGCGTTAAGTTGTATTCTGACTTGACCAACACCGTAACTGTTGATGCCTCCGGCAATCTGGGTATTGGGACGAGTTCACCTGCTTATAAGTTGGATGTTCAAGGCTCGGCTACTGACTTCGTTGCGTTCAGCGGCCTCAACACAAACAACAACTCGGGACTCGCAACAAGTTCGGCAATTAAATTTGGCTTTACATCCACTGTCGGTACGCACTACGCCACCCTGAAAATCACCGAGGACGCTGGCAACGACAACAGTGGCAGTTTGACCATTTCACTGCCATATGGCGGTGTCGAATCCACTAAACTGACGCTTAACTCCTCCGGCAACCTCGGCTTGGGGGTGACGCCGAGTGCTTGGAGTACATCGGTGCAAACGGCGCTACAGGTTTATACCGCTGGTATTTCTGGCAACGGTGGCGGCAACACTGCGAGTCGATTTACGCATGGAGCATATTTAGACGGGTCTACTTGGAAATACCAATACACGGGCGTAGGCCCAGCACTTTACGAAATAACCGGGCCAAATTCTGGCAGCACGCATTCTTGGTCTATTGCCGCAGGTGGCACAGCAGGTAACGCCATCAGTTTCACGCAGGCGATGACGCTGGATGCGAGTGGGAATTTGCTGGTTGGAGCCACAAGCGCAGTAGGCAGGTTCACGCTTGAAAACGCTGCAACCACCGTGGAGATGACACTGCGTTCTACTGGTGGTGTAGGTACAAACAACCGGGCGAGAATTATCGGAGGCTATGAAGCAGGTGGCTCTGACTACGGTGGCTACCTTGCATTCAACACGACCAGCACAAGCAACGTAAACGGCGAACGCGCCCGTATCACCAGCGGGGGGGACTTGCTGGTGGGGACTACGAGTACCAACGAAACATCAGGTACTGGAGGAAGGTTTGGGGCTGACGGTTATGTAAGAAGCACAAGAGCTGGTAGCACAAGCGCTGCTTCAACACTGGATGTGTATTCCACAGGTGCTTCAGCGTTTCGCTTTTATGTGGACATGGCTGGAACTGTATTTGCAACCAACACAACGATCAGCGCCATCTCTGACCAGCGTTTAAAAGAAAACATTGAAGACATTGATGCTGGCCTCAACGCTGTCATGGCGCTAAAGCCTCGCAAGTTTGACTGGAAGTCCGGTAAGGGTAAGGACATCAAGGGTGACCGTGGATTCATCGCTCAAGAGTTTGAGCAGGTATTCCCTGACCTGATTGATGAGTGGAAAGACCCTGCGCCCGAAGGTGAGGAACCATACAAGTCGGTGCGTCAAGACCTGATTCCCGTGCTTGTGAAAGCCATCCAAGAACAGCAAGCCATCATCACCGACCTCCGCGCTCGCGTAGCGCAACTTGAAGCCAAGTAAGAAAGGAAACTGAAATGACGACTCAAATCACATGGACGATCAGCGTCCTCGACTGCATCCCGCAAACACCGGAAGGTGCAGACTATGTAACAGTCGCGCACTGGCAGTGCACGGGTACAGACGGCACTTACACAGGTCAGGTCTACAGCACCTGCTCATTCCCGGTAACGCAAGGTGCTTTTACGCCCTACGCCAACCTGACTCAGGATCAGGTCTTGGGATGGTGCTGGGCTAACGGCGTGGACAAAGATGCAACTGAGGCTGCTGTAGAGCAACAAATCCAAAATGCTATAAACCCGCCAATAATTTCCCCACAACTCCCTTGGATCACCCCTCCCGCAACCAACTGAAGGAAAGACAATGAACGACACGAAAATTGAACTGACCCTGCCCCTCGTGAACGCCGTGCTGCAATATCTCGGCACCCGGCCTTATCAAGAGGTGTTCCCGTTGGTGCAAGCCATTCAGGAGCAAGCAACGCCCCAGTTGCCCATGCCTGAGATCAAGCCGGAAGAGCAGGTGCAGTGATGGCGTGGTCAGATGTTCTGAAGGCAGTTATCCCCATCGTGGTGGCCGCGCTCGCGTGGCGCAACTTGAAGCCAAGTAACTAGAAAGGAAACTGAAATGAACATCATCATCAACACAATGGAACGCAACACCGCCGACGGTTTTGTCACCGTCGTTCATTGGAGCGTTGTCAAAACCCAAGACGAACACACCGCGTCTCAATATGGCACCGAGTCGTTTACGCACGAAGGCACGTTTAAGCCTTTCGCAGAACTCACCGAAGCTGATGTTATTGGTTGGCTGACAGAGCGTTGGGGCGCTGACGGCATGGCAGCAAAAGAGGCTGCACTGGATGCGCAGTTGGCATCATTTGCCAATCCTCCGGTGACGTCTGGCGTTCCGTGGTAATATGTAGCAGACGCAGTTTGCGTCTGTTCATGTTAACGAAAGGACTCCTATGAACGAAAACAAAATTTCACTAACGCTGCCGCTTGTAAACGCTGTGCTTCAATATTTGGCAACACGTCCATATCAGGAAGTGTTTCAAATTGTTCAAGCTATTCAGGAGCAAGCAACGCCTCAGTTGCCGATGCCTGAAATTAAGCCGGAAGAACAAGTGCAGTAATGGAGCCAATAAGCGGCATCCTCGCAGCAGTATCGGCAGCGAATGCCGCTTTTGGCGCTGTTAAAAAGCTTGTTGCCACCGGCAGAGAAATACAAGACGTTGCCGGTCAAATTGGTAAATGGTATGGAGCCTTTGGAGACTTCAATCGCATTGCCAACGAGAAAGCCAACAAGAAGCCATCAGTATTTAAGCGCCTGCTAAACGAAGGGTCTGTAGAGCAAGAAGCCTTGCAGATCACAATGCATAAACAAGCGCTTATAAAACAAGAATACGAGCTAAAGATATTGATCATCGCTCACTACGGTGAAAATGTTTATAACGAGATGATCATGGAGCGTATTAGGCTCAAGAAAGAGCGCGAAAAGAAACAGCGTGAGCATTATTTGCGTCAACAAGCATTTATGCTTAATGTCAAATACGGCACAGGTATTGCCTTTTTACTGACGGCGTTGTCTGGTGTCATCTATTACATCATTGCTGCTTCACAAAAATGAGTTTGAAAAAGCCTGCACCAACCGCTACTCGTTCTGAGAAAGAAGCCTATGTCAAAGCTCTTGCTGCGATTTCTATTAGCGTGCTTGCTTTATTGCTTGCTGTTACAAATTACTTTGCCGGGAGAAATTCTTCTGCCGTTTTGAACGGCACTATTAGCGCCAACAACCTGTGGACGTGGTATGGCACCAAGAATGTCAGAGCCACCATTCATGAAGTTGCAGGCTCTAAAGACGAAGTTATTCGTCTGCGTGCTGACATGGAAGACATCGAGGCTAAAGCGCGTGCTGCCGAAGCCGTCAGAGACGCTGCCAAAACGAAGTCTCCGTGGTATTCATATTCGGCAATGGCGTTGCAGCTTGCCATTGTGTTGTCGTCTGCTGCCATTTTGGCAGTGACGCTGTCGTTGTTCTATGCATCAATTGGTGTCGGTGCTATCGGCACGTTGTTATTCTTTGTAGCTTTGGGAGCTTGATATGTTGGAAATGTTGGGTGGTGGTGTATTGGGTAGCCTCTTTGGCGGCTTGTTTCGACTTGCTCCCGAAGTATTGAAGTGGCTTGATCGCAAAGATGAGCGCTCCCACGAATTGAAGATGTTTAGCCTTCAGACTGACCTTGAAAAGATGCGAGGTGAGTATAAGATGGAAGAAAAGTATGTTGACTTCAGCAAGGCAAACATTGATGCTATTGGAGAAGCATTTAAACAACAGGCTACAGCCGACAGCAAAGCATACAAGTGGGTTGCTAGCGTGTCTGCTTTAGTACGTCCCGGCGTTACGTGGCTACTCTTTGGACTATATACTTCTGTTAAAGTTGTAAGTGTTTGTTATGCAGTTAACTCTGGGTTACCCGCTATTCAGATTATGCAAGAAGTCTGGACTGCTGATGATTTCAGTATGTTGATGATGATTTTGACATTCTACTTCCTTGGAAGGCCGCTAGAGAAGCGAGAGTCTAAGGCATGAAAAAGCTTTACTTTACTGAAGAAGAAAGGAAACAGGCGAAGTCCGAATGGGATCGTCAGTACCGACTCAGAAAGAAAGAGCAGATAAAACAGAAGAAACAGCAATATTATTTAGATAATAAAGATAAAATATCTAAAAAAAGTAAACTGCTGTATTTAGCTAATGCAGAAAAGATTAAACAACGAGCTAAACTCTGGAAGGAGAACAACCGTGAAAAACACAATGCTAATTGTATGGAAAGACATACAAAGAAAATGCAAGCGTGTCCTTCATGGCTTTCAGAAGATGATAAGTGGTTTATTCAAGAAGCGTACCATATAGCTAAGCTTCGTTCTGAAGTAACTGGGGTTAAGCACCATGTAGACCATATTGTACCGTTGCGATCTAAGCAGGTGTGTGGTCTGCATGTTCCTTGGAATCTTCAGGTTATAACAGCATCAGAAAATTGTTCAAAGAAAAACAGTTGGAAATGAAAGAGGCTATTCAGATTGCCGGAGACGTTTTGGTAAAGCCCTTCGAGGGCTATGCCAAGCGTCTGCCTAACGGCGACTGTACAGCCTATCCCGACCCCGGTACAGGCGGCGATCCGTGGACGATTGGATGGGGCTGTACCGGTCCCGACATCAAACCCGGCACCGTCTGGACCGTCGAAAAAGCTCAGGCAGAGCTTGACAATCATTTGTTACATTTCTGCCACGGAGTATTGAAGATGTCTCCGGGGCTGGCTAATGAGCCTCCGAGACGCCTTGCCGCTGTTATATCTTTCGCTTATAACTGTGGACTAGGCAATTATCGAATCAGTACCTTCAAAAAGCGCGTAGATGCCAAAGATTGGCAAGGCGCTTACGAAGAGATTTTGAAATGGAATAAGGCAGCAGGTCGTGTTCTTCGTGGGCTTACACTGCGACGACAAGCCGAAGGAAAACTTCTACTCTAATTATGGACGCCGCTCAACAAGCCACCGAATCTGCATCTGCCGTTGTTGCTAAAGTTGCACCACCAGTCACCGTATCGCTTGCCACTGTTGCAGGCATTTCTGTTTCTGAAATATTGGTGTGGGCAACGCTGCTTTACACTGTCATTATGATTGGGTACAAGGTGTACCAAATCTACAAAGAAGTAAAGAAAGACTAGCATGACCCCAGCACCCACTTCGCTTCGTATCATTGGCAGAGAGTTTGAGGTGAAGATGCTTGACGAATATGAAGGTCAAGTTGGTGGTGTAGATCATCCGTCATGTACAATAAATATTAAGAGTGGGCAACAAAAGCTGTTAGAGGCTGATACAATATTGCACGAGGCAGTGCATGTATTGGATGAAATCTTTCAACTTAGTCTAACAGAGCGTCATGTGTATTGTCTAACGGGTGGCATCATTGCCCTGTTTCGAGACAATCCACAGTTTGTTAAATACCTACAAGACGCAATCGACAACCCGAGAACTGTATGAAAAACTTCACCGCAAAGCAAAAAGAAGTCATTGCTCGAAAGCTTGGCTATGATGGTCCTATGCAGGGCTTTGACGAATTTGTGCAAAGCTCGCCTGCGCTCGCCATGAAATATGAAATGATCAATGACAAGTACACCCAGCGCATGAACAAGGGTGGTGCGGTGATGAACTATCAAGCTGGCGGCTCGGTTGAACAATTGCGTAGCAGCTTTGACACTTCTATTTTCAGCAAGACGCCACAGGAAAAAGCGACATATTACAACTCGCTCTTGGACACTGGCTATGACGACGAAACTATTCGTTCCGCTATTGGTGCCCCGTTGGATGCAAACTGGAGTGCTTTGACGAGTATGGCAAGTCAACAGCGTGCGCCAGCGCCTGCTCCGTCTCCAACGCCTGCTCCTGCTCCTGCTCCTGCGCCAACTCCAGCACCTTCTCCAACGCCCGCCCCTGCTCCTGAGCCTTCTCCAGCGCCTGCGCCTGCTCCGGTGGATGTTTTGCGTGCATCGTTTGATCAAACTGTATTCAGCAAAACACCGCAAGAAAAGGCAGCGTATTACAACTCGTTGCTTGATGCGGGATATGACGACGCTACTATTCGTCAAGCGATTAACGCTCCAGAAGATCAAAACTGGGCACAACTGCGAGACATGGCTCAAAACTTGCGAACCGGTACAGGCGCAGGTGGCGGCGGCGGTGGCGGAACACCAACACTTGCTGCTGTTGATCAACTTCGCTCGTCATTTGATAAAACAATTTTCAACAAAACTCCTGCACAGAAAGCAGAATATTACAACTCGTTGCTTGCTCAAGGATATGACGATGCCACTATTCGTGAAGCGATTAACGCTCCGTTAGATGCAAGCTGGTCGCGACTACAACGCTTGGCGGGATTGCGCAAGTCATTTGATACATCAATTTTTAATAAGTCCCCGCAAGAAAAAGCTGCATACTACAATTCACTTCTTGCTGCTGGATATGACGATGCCACTATCCGTGAAGCAATTGATGCTCCGCTAGACGCAAACTGGTCAGCGCTACAAGGAATTGCTGAAGGCTTGCGAACAAGTACCACCACTACTGGTGGCACTACTACCAGAACCACTACTGGTGGCACCACCACCGGAACCACTACCGGAACCACTACTGGTGGCACTACTGGTGGCACCGGCACCACTACCAACCCCGCAACACAGTATGGCGAAGGTGGTCGCCCCATGATGGGGGTGACATCAACTGTTTCCCCTGCTCAGACCGCCATCACGGGTGAAATGAAGCTTGATGCCAACAAGTATCAGCTAACGGGTGCAACGCCACAAGGGCAACAAACGCTTGCAATTGCTGCTCCTGCTGTGGCAAAGCCTGCTGAAGTCACCGCTCAAGCTGTCACTGCTGCTGCTGCCGCTCCTGCTGTTCAACAGGCTGTAGCAGGCATCACTCCTGCCACCGGAACAGCACAGGCTATTCAGGCTCAACAGCTTACAGAGCAACAAAAGCAAGCAGGCATGGCACAGGCTCAGCAGCTTGACAAAGCGCAACAGGCTCAGTTGGCAACTCGCACTTTGCAACAGGGCGAACTTGTTTCTGGTACTGCCGTGGATATGCCTCGTGTCGAAGAAGCCATTGCCAAAACTCAAGCTGCACAGGGCGTTGTCACCGAAGACATGACGGTGCAGGGACAGCTTACAAAGCTTACGGCTAACTTTGATGCAAGAAATCCGCCGCCTTGGGCAGCAGGAGCTATCCGCTCTGTTACTGCTCAGCTTGCTGCTCGCGGTTTGAGTGCGTCTAGTATGGCTGGACAGGCTGTTGTACAGGCTGCTCTTGAAATGGCTACCCCGATTGCTTCTGCTGACGCTGCTGCATATCAACAGATGGCAGCACAGAATCTGTCGAATCGTCAGCAAGTTGCCATTCTGTCAGCACAACAGCGTGCTCAGTTTTTGGGACAAGAGTTTGATCAGACATTCCAGACCCGCGTGTTGAATGCGGCAAAGGTTGCTGACATTGCCAATATGAACTTCACTGCTCAGCAGCAAGTGTATTTGGAAAATGCACGACTTGCTCAGTCTGTTGATTTGGCAAATCTGAACAATCGTCAGGCCACCACCATTGCCAACGCAGCAACGCTTGCTAGCATGGAGATGGCAAACTTGAACGCTCGTCAACAAACTGCTGTTGCCAATGCTCAAAACTTCCTGCAAATGGAAATGGCTAATATGTCCAATACACAGCAGGCAGCTTTGTTTAAGGCACAGAATCTGGCACAGGCGGCATTGTCCGACACGGCTGCTGAGAACAGCGCTCGTCAGTTTAACGCTGCAAATAAGCAGCAGGCTGATCAGTTTAACGCTAGCCTGTCAACGCAGGTGAATCAATTTAACACTGCGCAATATAACGCAATACAGCAGTTTAATGCTGGTCAAACTAATGCGATGAGTCAGTTCAATGCTCAGATGCAAAATCAGCGTCAAGAGTTTAACGCTCGTAATCGCATCATCATTGACCAAGCTAATGCACAGCTTATTGCTCAGATTAGCACAGCCAACACTGCTGCGACTAATGCTGCCAACTTCCAAAATGCGCAAGCAATGAACAACATGACGCTTGCGCAGTATAATAACGAAGTGCAGCTTTATCGCGATCAGGTGAAGATGGTATTTGACAGCTATGAGCGACAAGAAGACCGTGTTGCATCGATGGCAACTGCGATGTTGCAGGCAGAAATTGCTCGTGAGAAAATCAGCGCTGAGACTAGCGCTGCTTACGGAAAATTGATTGGCGCTGTCGTTGGAACTAAGGTTGGCGAGAAGGTGTTGGACGGGGCATGGGATTTTATCAAGAATCTAAATCCGTTTGGGCCTTAACACGGCAGAAGGATAAGCTATGCAAAATTACAAAAAGTTTATGGCTCAAGTCAATGAGCGCATTGAAAAGTCTGGCAAGAAGCCAACAAAGACTGAAGGTGGTATCATGGCTCGTAAAGAGCGTGACATGAAGGCTGCTGACGACTACGTTGACACCATCGCGTCATACATTGCCGCTATCCGCAAAACAGCACAGAAAGTGAAGGCGAAGAATGCAGCCTGATTTCCTTCATCAACCTATCCCCGGCATCTCGTTGACTGGTGAACCCGGCAATGCCCCGTGGGAGTCGCCTCCGAAGTACACGACGATTGATGAGGTCGTTGACTTCTATTCTGACAAAATCATCGAGCCGGAAGTAACCGGCGACATGATCACTGCCATCAAAGGCAACATTCCTCTGATGACCATTGCCGATGGCATGTTGAGGATGGGAGTGATGGAGGGGCTGCATAGCATCGATGCTGCAATGCTTGTTAAACCAATTTTGGTTGAACTGATGATTGCAATGGCTGAGATTTATAATGTTGGCTATGTTATTGAGGCAGATGATTTGATTAAACAACGATTTATGCCCAGTGATGTGGTTGAGAAAGTTGTTCAAGAAACAACGGAAAAGATTGCTGACGCTAAAGAAGAGTCTGGCGGCATCATCGCTCGGAGGAAGAAATAATGGCATTTAGTCTTGTTGGCTTTGGCGCAGGTCTTGCTGAAAGCGTCACCGAGCGCATTGAAGAAGAGCGTAAGTTTTCCAATCTTGCATTGCAGGGTCGCATTGAGCGTGCCTCTGTGTTGAAACAACAGCGAGACAAAGAAGCTGCCGCGCTTGAAACCGAATTGCGTGAAAAGAAAACAATGCTGGAAGGATGGGGCGTCCAAGACCCCAATCTGCAAAAAGCATATTTGTCGAACCCCGCTGCATTTAATGCTTTGCAAGAAGTTAACAAGCCGGGTTCTCAAATCAGAGTTGATCCTAAAGACCTTATTCTTTCCCCGGACAAGGAAAAGCTTGGCACGATGTCTACGGACGACTACATCACACAAGCCGTTAAGCGTCTGCGTGGTCCTGTTGCCCCTGCCAAGCTGTTAGAAACGCCGGGGCGTGGAATGCTTGCCCCGTCGGCTGGAACGGAACAGCGTCGATTCGAACAGCTTGCTGGCATGCGCGGCATGACGCTTGAGGATGTTGCTCGTGCGGAAGACACTACGCCGATTCAACGACCGCCCGTTGCGGCTGCGCTTAATGTCGCAAAGCTTCAAAAACCTCAATCTGCCGAACAGCAACTTGATGCCTTTAAAGGTAAAATTATCAGTCTAAGCACCGATCCTGCATTCGGTCCAGACCATCCCGATACGAAGAAAGCAGTTGCTTCGTTTAAGACAGCAAAGGCGGCGATAGAAGCACTGACGCCACAAGAACTTGATCATAGCAGAATGTTGTCAAAGTCTTTGCGAATTGTGCTTGATCCTACACTCAACGTTTCTCCTGAAGAAAGAAAAGTTGCGGAAATGTATGTTCGAAATCACAAACGACTTCAGGACTCTGGTGAAAAAACCGATAGGATTCCTGCCGCGTCGGCGCTAGCAGGACTGATGGCACGGGCTGCTAATCATGCAATTGAGGCAGAGTACGGATCAAAAGTTTCTAAAGATTTTGCAATGCGCAGCGTTGACCCGTCAGATAAAGATAGCCCGAAAATTTTGGACTATATTGGTGACGACATGACTGTTCGCAGAGACATTCTGCGACTCAGACAAGAGGCTGCTTATAATATGGTAAAAGCCGAATTGGCTACCGGTGGTAAAATTCATCCGAATATTCGATTTGCTCTTGGAGCATTTGGAATTAAGGAATTCGATAAGAATAACAATCCTATTCTGTTGCCCGTTGGCAAATCCGGTGATAATCCAAAAACGCCTCGTGAAAATGTTGATGAAGCGGTGGGGGCTGCTACTGCCGCTCCTGCTGCTTCGACACCGACGCCAAAGCCTGCTACAACGCCGAAAGGATTCCCTCAAGGCAGTCGCATTGCACGTAATGAGTTCGTTGCCAATAGGGGATTCAAGGTTTACAATGCCGAAGGCAAGCTGATTGGCTACGCCCAAGAAGAATAAAGGATTGACATGCGTTTCGTACCTTTGAGCGAGGCAGAAACAACGGCGGAACAACAACAACAAGCGCAGCCTAAACAACTGCGCTTTGTTCCGTTGGACACTGCTGAACCTGCTCCTGCAACCAAGGCAAAGTTTGTGCCTGTAAGCGAGGCGGTTACGCCCGATGACATCCGTAAACAGGCGCAAGAAGATCGTAATCGTTATCGTGAAAAAACCGGTCTAGCTCCATCGACCACGGCTCCTGTCGAGGGCACCGGTGGTGCAGCTTTTGGCGTCTTTGCTGTTCAAGGTAAACAGCGTCGCGAAAACATTGAGGCTCGCAAAGCAATGGAGGCTCCTAAGCTTACCGTTGATCAATTATCGGGCGACAATCTTTTTCCGATTGTGCAGTCGTACATGAAGGCTGCTGGTGAAAAGCCGTTTGATGAAGGTAAGGAAACTCGTAAAGACTTCGTTGAACGCTTCTATAGTAGCAATCGATTCTCTGATTTTAATACTGTTCTTGGTACGATTCCTCGTCTTGCTGCGCTTCGTAACTCGACAAAGGATACCAAAGAAGCCCTCGCTATGGGCATGGACCTGTATCAGAGGGCAGCAAGTGCGGGTGAAGCCGGTGGCCCGTCGCAATGGAATGCTGTAAAGGATATTGTATTTTCAGTTGCAACCGACGCAGCAACATACATGGGTTTCGGCGTTGGTAAGGGAACAGCAACGGTTGTAACACGCGGTGGCGTAAAAGCTGCTCAAGCTGCTGCATTGAAAACGGCGCAGGAAACCGGCGCTATGACCACTAAGGCTGCGCTTCCTCAAGCAACTAAAGAAGCCATTGAGCAACGAGCTAAGCGGGCAGAAATTGCCTCTTCTGCTGCAACAGAGAGCGTTGTTGCGGGTGTGGCTGATACTCTTACTCAAAAGGCCGAGCAAGAACAAGCCCGAATAATGGGTGATGAAGTGCCCGAGTACAATGCCGCAAGAACGCTCTTTGTTTCTGTTCTTGGCGGAACGTTGAGTGCTGCTGCTTCTGCAAAAGGAAAAGCTCCTACCATTCGTGATCCGGGCGAACTCACCTCTGAACAAATTGAAAAGAACCTAAAAAAGCGGTCAGTAACAACGACAGAGCCGGGTGCTCCGCTTACGGAAGCAGAACAAAAAATTTCGTCAGCACTTGTCAATGATTTTGACACCGTTCATTCGGAATATGTCAAAAGTTATGGTAAACAATTGCTGCAAGAAATTGACCCTGCGACAACTGTTACCGACTCTAAGGTGCAGGAAGCATATAGTCGCTCTGCTGTTCGCATGGCGCTAAATCTGATGAAGGACAATCCAAACCAGTTCGGTTGGAACCCTGCCAAAGAACAGATTAGCGACGCTATCTATCGCACTTTCTCACAACTTGAAACAGGTGAGATTGCTGATACAGCACTGGAAAGCGCCATTCGTAAAGCGGGCCTGACGCCGGATCAATTTGCAGCAATGACGAAAACTACGGCGTCTGAGGCTGGTAAAGTTTTGCAAGCATATTCCGTTGCTGCACGCGCAACAAAACGTTTGCGTGAAATCGATCCTGAGTTTAACAAGCGAATGGAAGAACTTTACGGTGTTGATACCGACAACGTGCGGGCATTGACTCGCGTTGGAGACGCTGTTCGTCGTGTTGAACGAGAGTCGAAGGCAATTGTTACTTCCGGCATCGATACGCTTGCTCGCAACCTGATTGGTAACTTTGTTACCGCTCCGTTGTCTGTTGGCGTTAGAGCGGTTGAAGGACTTCGCTATAGTGTCGGTACCGCTCTTGATGCAGCCTCTGGTGAAAGATTTGTAACGTTCAAAAAGCTAATGGGCGACACTCTGAAGGACTCCGTCGGAATGTACGAATACCTGAAGAAGTCTGGATTGGCAGAAGAAGTTACTGAAAAACTGCTTGAAAATAACCCGTCGCTGCTTCGTCAAATTAGTTCTGCCGTTCAAGAAACAGACATGGGCGAACTAAGTCCGTTGGCTCGTTGGTCACAGTCGCTTAATGGTGCGTTGGATGGATTACAGCGCCGCGCTTATTTTGTAGCAAGCGTGGAGTCTCAATTGCGCCGCGTTGGTCTTGATTTGTACACTGATGTTCTTGCTAAGAATAAAGAAGTTCCTACAACTATTCTGAAGGCAGCGCTGGACGAATCGTTTACCGCTACTTTTTCATACACACCAAAAGCTTTTGCGAAAAGCTATTCGATGATTGAAGAAGGTGCTGAACGTGTTGGAGCAGAATTTGTAAAGTTTGCGGAAAAACCCGGCATGTCCGTTATCATTCCATTCCCGCGATTTGTAGCAAACGCTTTCGCATTCCAATATAAATATAGTCCGCTTGGTTTTGCAGGCGCTACAGAATACATGGCTGCTGCCCGACGCTTGCGCAAAGAGGGCAGGCTTGAAGAAGCCGAGCGGGTTGGTCGTCAAGGTGCAGAGCGAGCAATGCAGGCCACCGTGGGCGTTGGAATGCTTGCTGCTGCATACGACTATCGTGCCAACAATCCCGATACACCGTGGTACATTTTCAATGGGGTTGATGTGCGGTCTATTTTCCCAATTGCGCCGTATCTCGGTATTGCAGATTGGATGCGTCGTGACCTTTTCGGTGGGTCTGGCAGCGCTCCTGTCAAAGAAATTGTTGAGAACATCATGGGGTTCAAGCTTCCTGCCGGTACTCAGCATACACTCTTAACGACCATTTCGGATGTTGTCGGAAGCGAAGAACGGCTACAGAAACTAGGAGAGGGCGTTGCTAAACTCTTCGGTGACTTTGGTGGTCGTTTTACACAGCCGTTCATTACGAAACAAATCTTCGACACAATCGACATGATTCGTGGCGATGAAGCATTGAAGGCTCGTGACCCTAATGTGTTGTCTGCTGAATCAGAAGGTGAGCGACTGATGGAGGCGGCAGTACAGCGAGTCCAAGCCAAATTACCGGTTGTCAAAGAAAGTCTTGAACCGGCAGCAATTCGCTTTCGGGAACAAGAACGTACAAAGCCCGGTGAAGTTCCGGTGCCGACCCCACTATATCGTGAAGGTGAATTTTTTAACCGCATTGTTGGTTTCCGCACGGTACCAAACCCGACAGATGCAGAACGCGAAATCAACAAGTATAGCGTTGACATTTACAAATCGTTCGGGCGTCCGAGCGGTGACAGAGATTATGACCGCGCATACATCTCATTTGTAAATGAGTTTGCGGTTAATTTTGTAAATAAAAGAATTTCACGACCAGACTATGCTGAAAAAACAGATACTGGAAAGAAAGTTGCTATTAATAACGCAATTTCTGAAGCACGAGATATTGCTAAAGAACGAACTGATGGTTTGTTCGCAGAGAAATTTCCAGACAAGTTTGCTAGAATTCAATACTTGAGATTGTCGAGAGACGAGAAAAATATCGTCAATGAAAGATATAAAAGAGATACAGGGCAAACAATGGAAGAAGCTAAGGCATATAGCGAACTTCCTAAGTACAAGGACATGTCTGATCTCAAATTCGCAGCCGGTGGTGTGGTACAACAAATGAACAATTTGTTTAGGAAATAAAATGATCGGGAAAGCATTCGCTAAAGGAGTTGCTAAGAAGACAACCGGCATCGTTGCCCGTAAGGCAGCGTCGGTTGCTGACGACGTGGCAGAAGAAGTTGTCGAAGAGCCTGTAAAGAAGGCTCTGGTAGCCTCTAAAACGCCGTCTAAGACGACAAAAGCTGCCGAGCCTACTCCGACCCCTGCCGAAGAGCCAATGCCCGTCTTTGGGTCTGCATTGTCGGAAGAGGATCGTGCGCTTTTAAATGAGACAATGCTTGCCAAGCAAACCGAAGAAGCCCTGCCTGCACCCACTAGCACACCTGAGTCGCCCTACAACTTCCCCAACAAAGTCTTCACCGATCAGCAATACATTGGTGCCGAAACCGCATTGGAAGATAGTTTTTTAATGCCAAGCATGTATGCGAATCTCAAAGCCAATAAAGAGAAGTTTGCTAATGAGCTTCAAAAGAAAGCTCAGAAGCTCTACGGTAAACCGGGCGAAGATGTGCCGATGCCCTACGACATTCAGTCGAAGGCTAAAACCGTAGACGAAGCCATTACTGAAGTTGAAGCTGCAAAGGCTCAGAAGCCTTTTAGCGATATTACGGGTGAAGAAGATGTGCTGCCGACATCAACGATTGACCGCAAGAAAAGCATTTTCTCTGGAAAGCTTGGTACCAGTACCGGGGCAGAAAGCAATAAGGTGTTGGAAGAAATTCGTCAGTTGCGCGAAGAAAACTACAAGACTTTGTTGAATATGCCGCAGGCTCAGAAATATGATGAGCCAGTATTAGATGTTGCATTGGGTGAGTTTAGGCATAAATATGGATATGAATTTGATCCTGCCATTCGTCGCGACAACAAGCGCATTACATCATTGATGGACGAAAAACAAAAAAAATATGATGTCTTGAAAAAGAAATATGCCGACACCCCTGATATCACCATCTATCACGGTGGCAGCAGGGAAAAGATTGCGTCAATTGTAGACACCGGTTTCCGTCGTCCATCGTTATCAAAGCGCACAGCGCAACAAGAACTGCGCACTGGTGCAACGTCAATGACTCGCGACGTTGCTCTCAATTTCAATCCCGCAACAGGCTTTGGTGGCACTGCTGGAAATGTCTTAGAAGCAAAGATGCCGTATGCCGACTACGTGTTTACTCGCGTAAACATGACGCCTACTGAATATAAAAACAAAGACTTAGACGCCACGGCTCGCACTATCACCGGGTCACCAACAGGCACTCGTGCTCTTCAATTGCCGCGTACATCTGGTTTCTTTGAAACAGAATCGGCTTACATTGAATCCGACAAGATGAAGATGGCAAGAAACATCGAAGGATTTACAAAGAAAAAAGAAATCATCGATGAGTTTACAGAAAACAAACGCAAGCTTCAAGATAAGATTAATGATGAAGTTGTAAAGTTTGTTGGTGGCTATCAGCGCAAAATGACGAAGAAAGAAGCGATGCAGGGGTATTCTCTTGTTCGTGACTATATTCAGAATGCCGGTAAATTGGGTCAAGTGTCAAATGTAAAGAGCGGCATTGGTGAATCGTATGAAAACGCAATGGCATCATTGTTTTATCGACAAGACTATCTCAAGTTATTGAGGGATGCTTTGAGTCAATATGGCTCGCCCGAAAAAGCATTGAATGTATCGAGGCTCGTTGACATATCAGAGCGTGCTATGAACATGGGCACTGATACAAAGATTGGAAGTGACGCGCTAAAACTAGCCGACAAATTCAAAGAAGGCGGTCTAGTACGACGCAAATGAAAAAGCCCCCGAAAGGGGGCTTCTTACTTATTGCAACGGACTACCGGCAAATACGCTGTCTGGTATTTCCTCGTCGTCGTCTATATTTAGTTCGTCAATAGCATACAAAGTCTCGGCAAGTAGTTGCATTGTCTGTGCTTTTGTAAGCCCCGTACTCACCTTCAGATCAAGGCTATCTGCGGTAGCGCTGATAATGATAGTGCCTTCAATATCGTCATTGTCCACTTCGTTGCTTTCTGTCTAGATTGTCGAAGTAGGCTCGGTCAAAGCCTCGCTGCCATTCTTTACCTTTGAGGCTGTCAGGATTGTACTTTGACACAATCCATCCGCGAGAAAAGGCGTAGTAGCCTTCTTTGAAGGCGAAGGCAGATTCCTTAGAGATGAAGTCCTTGCTCATAGCATTGGTTGAAGTTGTGAAATAGGAAGATTGTAACAGTCTGCTTTGACAGTGTATTTGTTGTCAGCATCCAATTGTCCTTTCTTCATGAAGACAGCGTCTTTAAAGAACTGACTCTTCGAGTATACGCCACACCACCATCCCACTGTCAAGTCTTTTTTAACACGAATGAATGCGTAATAGTCGCATTGCTGCTTCGTGTTGAAGTTGGCAACGCTGTTGCTGTAGTGCGGCAGCGGGGCAACAGAGGTTGACTTCGATTTCACATCTACTTTTATACCATCTACGACAAGATCGTAGTCATAGGTGTTTTCCTCAACAACATTCTTTCCGTTGTCTCGGAACACTTTCGCTGCCACTTCCTCGCCAATGAAGCCAACGAGATTGCCCATGCCCGCTGTAATGCTGTTGTTGAGCTTTCCCATCTCCTTTGCTTTCTTGCGAGAGCGATTGATCATGTCGTCTGTTATATCCACCTCAATCATCTGCCATCTCCCGACGATCCATGAATTCGCCGATGTGAATCGTCAGGAAAGGCACCTTGATCAGCAAGCCGACAAAGCATATCAATCCCTCTTCTTCTCGCCCTTTTTCATCTATTAGACCAACGCGATAACAAATTTCTTCGTTATGCTCGATATCTAAGCCTATACCGAGGCGGAAGCGAACTAAGATTTCCATTAGCGACTCTTTTTAAATTGTTTATCAATGTCTGCTACAGTGACAAGCGGATCGCCCCTCACAAGCTCTTCCTCAAAGGCAACAACGAAGTCTCGTGTGATGCCGCTTCGAACAATGTCGTCCCGTGTGAATTTCACAAAGCCAACGTCGTCGATGTTGTATCGTAGCACAAGTTGCTCAAGGTATGTCAACCCGTCTGTGCCGACGCGAACATCTGTTTGCGTACCGCTGTTGTCACCACAGAAAATCATCTGACTGTTGTCGCCAATGCGAGTGACAAGCGCTTGCACTTCGGGAACGAACAATGACTGCGCTTCGTCTACGATGATGATGGCACGCTCCCATGAGCGTCCACGAATAGTTTCAAGCGAACAGATTTCAATAACCTTTTGTTTAAGATAGATTTCAACCGTCGCTTTGCCGAGGTAGTCTTCGAAGTAGTCAATCATTTGCTGATAATACGGCATCAGCTTTTCGTCGAGACTACCCGGCAGGAAACCAATGCTACGTCCTGCCAACGGCTGATATGCACGAATAAGCACAACCTTTTTGACATCATTGTGATGCAGCTTTTTAGCCGCATGGTGACACGCAATGATGGTTTTTCCTGTACCGGCGCTACCGGCAGCTACTACAAGCGTATTTTGTCGCAATAAATCAAGAAGTATTTTTTGATTATCGTTTCGAGGCGTCAGCGTTGGAAATGTTTCTCGAACAAACTTTTCCTTTTTAACCCGTTCAGTTGTCACCTTTTCTGCTCGTTTCATTTGATCCCTATAAAAAAAGCCGCTGAAGGTTTCCCGACAGCGGCTCTGTTATATCACTGGATCATTATCGAATCGGACAAGCACCGCTTGCGCATTCACTATCGTCCAAGCCAATATTGGCTTCCTCGACAGCGGTGATGAGTCGAGTGCTTGCAACCAGTTGGTTGTATTGCTCTTCGGTAATTTCTTCAAGCGGCGCTTGCTTAAATCCATGTTCCGAATGCAACAGAAACGACAAACTCTTGTGTGAATTTTTGTAATACTTCTTCAGATACTTGCGAATCTCAGGAAGCTCTTCCTTGCGATAGTAGACGGTGCAACTAACGCTGTTGTCACTCCAGTTCTCTTGCAACCACTTAATCGTCTCAAGCTGATCGATGGCAGTCATGTCCTTTGCCAACATCGCGTGATCGGGATGGCGGAAGGGGAACGACACCACCACCGTGCTGTGGTCTTCGCTGCCGTCGAAGTTCTGCTGATACTCGACGTGGTAGCCGTGGTCACGACACACCTGCACAAGCGGGTGGTTGCTGCTGATACGAATACGACGAATCATGAAGCGAGCATATGCAGGATGGCATCCCGGCGTCACACCCGGCAACAACGACAGCGTGCCAGAGGGCTTCACCGTGGTCAGCTTCACCGACTCAGGGAAGTTGTGTTCTTCGCTGTACTTCTTGTCGAAGGCACGAAGCTCGTCATAGGCACGACGCAGCCAACCCTTCTGCTCTTCCGTAGCCTGCAACACGCCAGTGACCCCGATGCCCATGCGCATGTTGGCATGCACAATGGCTTCCGTTTCCTTCAGGTGGCACGGCAGCGCAAGCGAATGCTTGTTGATGCGATAGAGCAGCGTTGCCACATCGACAAACTCTTCGTAGCTCGTGATGTTGGGCAGGAAGATTTCAGCAAGGCAGCAGGTTTCTTTGTCAGCAAGGCTTTGTTCGGCACAGGGGTTGTAGCCTTGCACCTTTGGGTCAGGATAGCGGGTGTCGCCAAGCAGACCAATCTTGCGTGACAGCTTCAGGTTGATCAGACCATACGGCTCGCCCTTGCCTTCGTAACCATCCCAGAAGAAGTCATGAAGGTCGGTCACGTCGTGGCACACCACGCTGTTGTTCGACATTGCACGCCACGACGGAATGTTGCCCATGTCCCAACGCTTTGCCAACAGATATTCGACGTCGTCAGGATCACCGATGGCAATCTGTGCCGAGCGACGAACGTTGCCTGCCACCACGACAGCGCCAATGATGTTCATCAAATCAAGGGCGTCAATGGGACGAAGCTTCTTACCGGCACGCTTTTCCAGCACCTTGCCAATCTCGGTGATGCCCCACACCAAATCTTCAGGACCGGAAGCGGTGCCGCCGAAGCCCTTAATCGGAGCGCCCTTAGAGCGGATGAGTTGCGTCGAGTAGGTGAAGGTTTGCTTGCCACTCTTGTGCGCAAGGAAAGCCGCCTTGAGCGTTTTGCCAAGCAATGCCACCCATCCTTCACGGCTGTCAGGGACGATGAAGTCTGCGTCAGGCTTGTCCGTGCGCAGCGGCACTTTGAAGTCAGCATTCACCACAGGCAGCTTGTCGATGTTTTCTTTTTGGATGTTGTAGCCTACGCCACTACCCAACATCAGCAGGTCCATTGCCCACGTAAACGGCTCTACCGGCTTGTCAACGACGGTGAAGGCGCAATTTTGCAGCGACGACAGACCAAGACGACCAACGGTGTCGGTGCCAAGCTGCCACAGGAAGCGACCGGCTACGGTGCCCTTCAGTTCGAGCATATAGCGCTTCAGACGCGTTTTTTCGTCGTAGGTGAAGCCACACCCTAGCTGCTCGTTAGAAGCGTTTAGAACGCGATCTACGGTGTCTTCGAATTCTTCGGTAGCGCTGTTAATATCTTGTTCGTTAAGACGACGGGAATAAGTGCGCTTATACGTGAGGTAGCCAACTGACGACCACGGGGTGTTGATTTTTTCCATAAGTTCCTTTGATTAGAGACGAAAACGCCGACGTGATGTCGGCGTCGGGGGAGGATGTTATAGCAAAAGCTACCGATTGTCGCCGCTGCCCCCAATGACACCACGGTCTTTTCGGCTTTGCAGCTTAGCAAGATTCGCGCCAGCTACGTCTTGTAGACTGAATCCGTTATAGAAGGCAATGGTGGCAACAAACCACAAAACGTCGCCAAGCTCCTTGCGGATGGCAATGGGGTCGCTGCTTTTGCTGTCTCGAACCTGCTTTGCAAACAGGCTCAGAAGCTCGCCCACTTCACCGGCAAGACCCGGTAACAAGTAAGCATTGGTCTTTGCAGACGGCAGCGCTAGCTTCCATGCTTCTTCTTGATACGTGTCGAAATTAAATTCCATCGTAGGCTCCGAAGATATTGGGGATGTGGTCAGCCAAAACTGCTTTACATTGCCACGCAAGTTCACGATGTTCCTTTTGTGTTGACGGATCAGTACGCACCTCGATGAAGTGCAACCAACTGCGAATGGTGCCGCTCATGTACATGCGACTTGTCGTTAGCCCTTCCGGCAACACCTTGCGAGCGACTTCCTTGGCAATGCCAACATTCAATGCGTTTTCGTATGCTGTTTTTGCAGCACGAATTACGTCTTGTTGTTGTTCTTGCCAAAACCGCTGTAGCTCTCGGTCCTGTACGTCGATGCTGTTTTGTCGATTCTTTTCGTCTTGTAGCCGAGCTTCCGCAAGTTCATAGCCATCTGCCACAGCGTAGCGTTGACTAAATTCTTGAAAGCTGAAACTACGATGACGCAAGACTTGACGGGCAATATCGCGAGTTGTCTCAATCTCAAGGCAGGCCGATGCCATCTCGAACGGACTCCAATGCTTATGCTTCATGAGATATTTCAGCAGCTTTGGAGCCGTCGCTTCGTTGTTCTGATTCGCCGGGTTGCTGACGCGAGCGCAATAGGCAATGGCTCGTTCAGCTTCCGGCGTAATCCAGACTAGCTTGACGCTACTCATTCGTCGTTACCACCGTAGCTTTCTTTTTCGGTATCGTATTCTTGCATGACGAATTCGCGAATAGGTTTTGTAGTAACCTCATCGCGAATATCATAGCCAAAAACAGACGACAGGAAGTTTAGAAACCGAGAATGAATCTCTGTCCAAAACATGGTGTCGTCATCGTGCCGAGCATTGAATCGATATTCAATATGCCGGCCGTCTTCGGGATTTACATAGGTGAATGTATATGTCCCGTTGGCGTTGTCATCAAAAAAAGGATTACGACTCATTTTTGTTTTCTCCTTCAAACAAGTCCATCTGTGTATTGTCTTGCGGCATGATTTCGCCCTTCACCGCAAGATTCTTACCTTCTTCGATGCCGCGCTTCAGAGCCTCAATGATTGCCCAACGCATCAGCGACTGACGCTCTTCATCAGTCATCTCAAAGCTATAGTCGGCGCTGCCATCAGGGTTTTCTTTAATCAGCACTACTTCCATCTTCATTCTCCTTTACTTGTTCAAGAAATTCAGCACGCTGTGATTGGGTGCTATAGTACATAGTTATCAAAGTATACAATGCATCTTTGACAGGGCGCATCCATTTCAAATCTTCCGGGTGCGGCGTTCTCTTGAGGTCACTGTTCACCATGAAATAATGTTCGACAAGTTGTGCTCGAAACACCTCGTCAAACAGATCGTCGTTGATATCAATTTTTATTTTCATTCTTTCTCTCCTTGCGTTCCAGTGCTGTCTTATCAGAATGACAGGGTTTGCACAGCACTTGCAGCCCTTCAGCCTCGCAGAACATTCGTTCTACATAGGTGTTCCAGTCAACGAATCCAACTATTGTATCCACAACAGGACTGATGTGATCAACAACCACATTGGCAGCAGGGAAATTTGCCTTACATTTTGCGCATTTGTAATGCTGTGCAAGCTTTCCTGTTTCTTTGTTTATCGTCTTGCCAACAAGTGCATCCTTCATCACTGCCCATTTGACAGGCCACCGACGGGACGCTGCTCGCAATGCGCTGACGACAAACGAACGAAACCGTGCCTCTGTCCATTCACCACCATTGCGTGTTTTAGAAGGGGTATTGCTCTTCTTCTTCAAGATCGGTTTGCAGGATGAACATCAGGCTGCACATCGCATGAGCGAGATGCGGCAGTCCTGATTCGGGGTCATTGAATTCCCCGCTACGGTATGCCCAAATGTGGCGCTGTGCTGCATCGAAATATCGATTGTGCAAGTCGTCAACGTATTTCCAATTGTCAGCGCTGTACTTGTTTGCGCCATACGTCAACACCTCAACCATCTTTTCAAGCGATTCAGGCTTCAAGAGTCCGTATCGCGGCTTGTTGGTGTCGTATTTGCGACCGAGTTCTTTCGGCTGCGTGATGCCTTTTTCGGCAAAGAGGTCGCTAAGTGTCTTTTGTTCGGGGGAAGCCACAGTTCATTTTCCTTTCTTCGAAGATAGAGAAGCTGTGCGTTTTCAATAACGCGATCTTCGTTGCCATCATAAGCTTCGACGCATGCGTTGTACATATCCATCTCTTCGGTGTAGCCTTCGAGCAACGCTTCAGCACGCTTTGGACCGACACCAGAGATGCCGATGATGTTGTCAGCAGTGTCACCCATCAATATCTGCATGTACAGAAATCGAAGTCCGCTTTCGGGCGTGACATAGAAGTGTTCGCGCTTGACGAAGTTGTAATGATGTCCCGGTACCTGTCGAAAGTCTTTGTCGATGCTGATGATGACACATGCGCCAACATTCGTTGTTGCTTCGATGGCAATTGCATCGTCAGCTTCTTGACCTTCGGTAATGACAGCACCCCATTGCTTGACAAGATGTTCTCTGACAGCAGGCAAATGCTCCGGCTTTGGTGCGGTGCGATTACCTTTGTATGGGACAGTGGTTGCAATTTGTTTACGGAAGTTATTGCTGCCCGTTAGAAACAGCTTCCACTTGTCATAGAACACTTCACCGTCATCGCAGTGAAGAAGGGCGTCAACTACGATGCTGTCCACAGTGAACAGCGCAGCAGTGACGCCCTCTTCTTTACAAGCTGCTGCGGCTCGATATGCCATTACATCCGAGTCCAGCAACGCTATCATTACAGCACTTCTTCGTCGTCCAGATTGCCGGAGCCGTTAGACTCGTACACCACCAGATCAGTGACGACAAGCTTCTTCAGGGACGGCGACACGCCCTTCTTGTTCTTGTACTTCCACTCGTATCCATTGACGATGGCTTTGGCTTTGCTGCCGTTGCCGATCTTGTCGGTGATGACGTCACCATCTGCATCGAATGCCTTGATGGGGTTGGCAGACTTGCAGGTGATGAATCGACCTTGCCCTTCTTTCTCGCCAACGGTGATGCCCATTTCTTCAAGGGCAACAACAGCAGCCTCAGACAGATTGCACAGGTTCACCTGATACTTACCCGACATTTCGTTAACCTTGTCGAGTTGTGCCCACATGATGTCAGCCTTCAGCTTGACGACGGTTTGAGTATCACTCATTTGAGTTCCTTTCGGTTGGTTGCGACACAATTTAGCACGGTGTCGCTTCGTGTAGACGGCATTATATAGCCACCATTTCTTCGATGTCAACGCTGTTGTTTATTAACAACTTACGCGCTGCATCCACGTAGTATTGGTAATCAACATCGTTGCCAAAGTCAGCCATGTTGTTGCATGTCTTGAGCGTGTAGTCGGTGTCGATGCCAATCTTTCTTGGCTCTGCGTCAGGCATCAGCGGCGGCATTATCTTGATGAGCTTGCCCCCGTTGATGCTTGCGTAGTAGCGGCAGATGTTTTGCTGCTGCACTTCGGTTCCATCCTCCTGCACCAACACCAGACGGCTGCTGCGCGGCACCTTCGTTCGCATCATAAAGTCGTAGGTGTTTTCATGGTTGCGGATGAAGGTTTCGATATCGACACCGTCAAGCATGTGCGCTTCAGCAGCACGGGGGATGATGAGTCCGCCCTGATCCTGATGCCATCCGAGTCCTTCGTATTGATATGCACCTTTGCGTTTCACCTTGCCGTTAGTGTAGACGGCAATGTAGTTGTTGACGTCACGCAGATACATCGCAGAGTATTCGGCAAACTCCAGTTGCAGCCCGACTTGTTCTTGCCACAGCTTGCACGTCATGTTGTACCAATGACGATATTTACGCGGCAGCTTCACCGTAATGCCGTCGGTGTTCACCTGAATCAGCGACAGTCCTTTGATGCGCAACAGCTTCTCAGCCAACAAGCACAGGCTAAGCTGTCCATTGATGGTGATCGACATTGTGTACTGCGGATCGTAGAAGGGGCTGTACTGGTTGTTGCTGTCCCCGTAGACGCCATTCAACGCAAGCTTGAGCATGGCATTCTCTGCCGTGCCTTTTGCGTAGCTCTTGCGTTGATTGTAGACGTCCTCGTAAATGTCGCAGAACTTCTCCGACAAATGCTCGGGGTAGACGCGGTTGGCAATGGCAATGTTCGGATACATAGACGCCACGTCAGCGTCGATGATAATGTGCGTATCATCTTCGCGGACGATGGTGTTTTCTAAACTGCCATGAATGCCACCAGTGCCGAAGTCAAAACGGAAGCCGTCAACGATGACGTTGAGGTTGTCGGCTTCTTTCCAACACATCCAGTGGCTGTGCTGCGTTTCGCCTTTCTTCTTCGCCTTCAACTCCACCTGCTCATTCCACCCCAGAGGATGTTGCTGCTTGAAGTCGTCAATGTCCTCGAACGATGGCGTGCGTGGAAACTTCTTGCGCTTGGTGTACATCTGCGCATACTGGGCAACGTCGCCTAGATCGGCTTCGTCAATCTCGCTGAAGACACCTTTGGTTTCGCTAATCTTTTGACGGCTAAACCATTCCTGCACCGCAATGAATTCGGGACGATTGAAGTCGTAGTAGTCGAACAGACAATCGGCAATTTTGATTTGCTTGCGCTTGGTTTGATTGATGGTGCGTTTGCCTTTGTTGTCGTACTTGTAGCAACTACCCGGCAACTCTTCTTCGAGTCGCATGATGAAATAGTCTTTACCAATCTTCGTGTCGTTGTGATTGATAAAGCTGCGCCCATACTTCTGCGTCAACTCTTCGCGAAACTTGATGAGGTCTTTGCTTGCGTTGTAGAAGTCGAGCGTGCGCAAGACGTCATGCTCGTTGTAATGCAACAGCACATCGATCTGTGCGTCCATCAAAGCAGTGCCAACATCGAATGGCAGGTCTTCGATGGTGTCGCTCTTCATATTAAACTGAAGCATCTTCAGCGACGTGGCGCGAGCCTTGTTATCGAAGTGATGTATCTTGTAGAGATCGACTTGCTGCACATGCTCGTCAGCAGTGCGGACAATGTGCTCAAACTTCTCGTCGCTGCCGATGAGAGCCATTGCTTTCTTATACGCACGCACAGCGACGGCTTTGCCACTCACCGTGACAGCTTTGTCTCTTACAGATAGGAGATCATGGATAACAGGATAATCAAAGCCAATGTTATTGAAGCCCACCATGCGGTGTTGTTCAGCGCGCAAACGATCAAGAAATGCGAACAGATCAGCAGCTTGATTCTTTCTAGTAGAACATTCATAAACTACCTTTTCAGATTTGTCGGCTGCAATCGCAATGAAGCTGAAGCAGTTGGGATATGTCTCGATATCAAATATGAAGTCCATTAAAACATCCTGAAGATGTCAAAGATTGTTAGAAGGAGGTTGAGGATGTCTGTCAATATCTCTAGCATTCAATTGCTCCATGATGTTCTGTCGTTCCGTTTCAGTCATGCGTGCCCACAGCGTTATCTCTTCGACAGTGCGCCGACACCCGACGCACATGCCTTGCACAAGCTTACAGACTTTGGTGCACGGTGTCAACTCAAAGGACATCGTCGTCTTCACCTTCAATCGGTTGGTCATCAACCTCAAGAAGTCGTCCGGTCTGCCGAGTGTATAGCAACGAACAAGCAGGCCCGGTTTCACCGCTAAACCGTGACTTCAAGACGCGGAGCCGTGTTGTGTTTCGAGCCATGATGTCTTCGGCTTGTCCATTGCGTTCGGCACCAATCACCATGTCACTAAGCTGAGCAATTGCCCCGCTGCCACGAAGTTGCGCAAGCGATGTTGCCCCACCTTCTTCGTGTGCTCGACCATCCGGGCGCTTCAAGTGTGATACAGCAAACAACGAAATGTCAAGTTCTTGTACTGCTGTTCGAAGCTTGGTCATCAATTCGTCAATGGCTTTTCGCTCGTCCCCGTTCTCCTGACTGGAGACAATCAGACTTATATGGTCAAGAAATATATATTTACACTCCAACGCCTTTGCCATGTAACGAATGCGATTGATAATCGTTTCGATATTATTCGATCCAAAATGATTGAACAAATACAATCGTCCTGTACCAAGTGTCCTTTCGAAAGCGTCTTTGCGTTCTTCCTCCGTTGATTCGGTGTCGGGTAGATGCAACGGCTTATTAGCAGCAAGTGACATCACAGACAATCCCGTCTTGCGGATACTCTCTTCCATGAACATGAGTCCGACATTGTCTTCCGTGTTCTGAAGAATGTGCCACAAAATCTCTCTCAAGATTTGTGACTTACCCATGCCACTACCTGCGGTGAGTGTCACCAATTCACCCAATCGAATGCCGTAAGTGATTTTGTTCAATCCTTCCCACGGATACATGCACTGCGCAGGTGCGGGTGGCGTCGATACCAAGTCCCACAAATTATTACCGGCAACAATGCCGTCGGGAATGAAAGCTTCAGCAGCCCACCACCGCTGCACGAAGACAGCTTCTTTGTTTGCAGCAACATAGTCGCACGCATCCTTCATCTCCGGGTCGTGCTTGAACACCTTCGCCTTGTTACCAAACAACTCAGCAACTTCCTTCGCTGCCTTCTTGCCGGGTTCGTCATTATCAAAACAGACGACAATGTTCTCGAAGCTGTTGAGCCATTCGTATGCTGCGCGGCAATCCTTCAGCGCACCAGTAGCACCGTTGCGGATGCTGACGCAGGGCCATTTGCTGCCGGTTGCCTGAAACACTGCGAGTGCGTCAAATTCACCTTCGGTGATGGTGATGTATTTGCCACCGCTGCTGAAAATGTTTTGTCCAAACAGCGTTGACTTTGTCCATTCACCTTCGGTGCTGAACTTCTTCTCGGCTTTGGCCCTCACCTTTGCAGCAACAAGCGTGCCGTTGGCGTCGTAGTAGGGGAAATAGTAGTTGTTAGCGTCAGATGAGACACCGAAGCGCTCAGAGGTTGCTCGTGTCAAACGTCGGGCGCTCACAGCAGGAGCGTCGTTGTCTGTGAAATGTCGCTGAAAATTCATGTTCACCTTTTTGGTAACGGGTTTGGAATATTCGATGACGATGTCATCATCTGGTGGTGTGTAATGCGTACATGAGAAACAATAGCTACTGCCGTCAGCATTGATGCTACGTGCGTCGCTGCTGCCACATTCGTCACATGCAACGTGAGTCTTGAGAAATGCCATCAGTCGCGCACAACAACTACACAATCAACCTTGAGAATAAAATTGAGGCAATGATATTCGTCGAGTTCTTTTACCCAAAACCGGTCAATGTCTGTCGATACCACAATAAATTCCTTGCCAATGTGTTGCGTGTACCAGAACAGCGCGTCACTGCTCTTCTTGACTCGGACGCGCATCGTATAGCCTAAGCGGTGGACGTTGTTGGAACTGCTCTCCGTTGCGGCATTCATTGGTAGCGGTGCAGCTACCTTTCTTGCCCAAGAATACACAGTTGTTGCAATCGATTTGATCATGCTCATTTAAGGCTTCCTTCAATGCGTCAATGTGAAAAACACGGTCGTGTCTGCGACCACCGAATTCGAGAAAATCAAGTGCCGCTAGCGCGGCGTTACGAAGATTGTTCATATTATTCCACTACGAAAACAAAACCGGCATTGGCTAATGCGTAGCCAAACCAAACAATACCCATCCCAGTATTGCCTTTTATGAATTGATCAATGGCAACGCCGAGATAAATGATACCGACAACTCCAATAAGCCATCCGCTCATTTTGCCATCCACATATAAAGACCCATCAATGCAACAAATACAGCAGCACTGCGCATCAATATTTCAATCAAGTCTCGCAGCATGTCGTATTCCATTTCGCGGTATTCTTCTTCGCTCATGTTCATCCTTCCATTTTTTTAGCTGAATGATTCCGAGAAGTGCGTTAGCAATTTCGTCTTCTGTCGGCGGTGTTTCAGCATCACACACCGCAAAGAGCAGTAGCTCAAGTGCACCATCAACAGCATCCATTATGCGCTCCTTTGCATAAGCTCAACATCACCAACAAGCTGTGTCGGGAACTGCCTAATCTCCTGCGCCTTCGCTGCGCCTCGTCGAGTGTGTACAAAATACGGCATCACTGACGACACATCCTGATGCCCACTCATCTGCATCACGGTGATGAGGTCACCACCGTTTTCAATTGTCTCGGTGATGGCTGTGCGACGAAGGTCACGAAGCTGTAGCTCTCGACTCAGCTTAGCTGCTTCAGCAATGTCGAGATAATATTTGTTGATGGTGCTGACGGGATAGGGAATGAATTTACCCAGTCGTCTCACCATCTGCGGAGCAACATAGTCTGACAGGAAGAAGTCTTTCTTCTGCTGCTTGAGCATTTTAGCAAGCCCTTCAGAGATTGGCAATTGCACTTTCGCATCACGCTTGCTCTGACGAATGGTGACAGTGTTGGTGTCGAAGTCAATATTTTCCCACTTGAGATTGAGGATGTCGCTAACGCGCTGTCCCCACTCATAAATCATGTAGAAAATAATACCGGCATTGCGCCATTGCCAACGTGAGAATGCGGTGTTGAGGAAGGCGCGGACGTCTTTCCTGTCCCACATCACCTTGCGGTGTTTGATGGCTTTGCACTTCACCTTCTCGAACGGGTTGTGTCGAGTGTAGCCGCAACGAATAGCGTAGTTAAGTATCAGCTTATATACGGTGAGATGTGTGTTGGCAACGCGTGGTGTTGTTTGTCGCACGTAGTCGTCGTACATGCGCTGTATCATTGGCGTTTCCAATGTTGACAGCTTCGCATGCTGCAAAGCAACACCGGCAACCTTGATGTTGCGCCATGCTTCGATTGACAAGCGATATTGTTTCTTCGTCACGTCAGCAAGCGACGTGTAGTTGACGCTGTGCAGATAGGCGAAGAGAACGTCTTTTACTTTGCCGTCTTTGCGCAGGTCGGCAATGTGCTTCATTGCGCTACGCCATTCCTCCATGCGAGCATTGCTTTCGTTGGCGTAGGCAATGGCGTCGTCAAGCTTGTCGAGCGGGAAAGACTTACGCTTGACAACACCGGCATCAATTGCATTCTGTGGGGGATTGTAATAAATGTCAGTGAGACGATGACGTAAGTTTTGTGCTGTCATTTCATTTCCCTGATCAGGTTTCGTATGAAGCCGTAATAGTTATGACGTTCTTCTTGTCTATGAAGATCGTCAAGCATGGTGCAAATGAGGTCGCGCTCGGCGGTGGCGACAAGAGCGGCGAAGTGCTGCATCTGCTCGACTGTCCTGAGCGTGAAGTCATAAGGGTTGTCGTTAGGAAAATCAAAGATGGTTTCCTGCACTAGTGCGATCACGGTTTCTTTATCCATTGCCATCTCCTATGCCGTGGGCGCGTTCTGTCTTGCGGATCAGTTCCATCGCAGCGTTGCCGTACTCCTCCATTCGGTAGTCCTGCTCAACCAAAGCCCACGCCTCCTCCTCCGTCAGCGGCCTGCGCGGGGTGGGTGCTGTGTAGAGGGGCATCCACCCATCAATCGGCACAACCACAAAACTATCGCTCGCCCACCCTCGTCTATCAGGATCAATCCATGATGGATTCATCCACGCCACCGGCTCCTGCTTCCTGCACTCAGGATGCACGGATTCACAGCCTTCCCAGTGAGTTGTTTGTGGCTTGGCAAGGGCTTCAGCAGACCCAATGCTCACATCACCCGTCACCGGGTCAATCCTGAGCCGATCATCGCCGTGGTAGGTCATGTGCGGCTGCTCAGGCTCGGCAAGGGCTGCGCGGAGGGCGGTTCCAGCCGTCATCAGTAAATCCTGCGCGTACTCATGCTTTGTTTTGGTGGTCAATTGTCTCTTGAGGCAGGCATCGGCGTATTCCAACGCCTCAAGCGCCTGCTGCGCGGCTTGTCGTAGGGTTATTTCGCTTGGCATTCGTACACCTTGTTGTCAACGTAGAATGAAGAAAGCTTGTCACAGGAATTCTGAACACGTGTTATTCCAACAACGCTCCCAAGAACAAACGACGCAATGATTAAAAGAATAACCATTGAAAATTCAAAAACGTCTTTCATTTATTTTCCCCTAGCTCGTACAGAGCGTTAGCAACTTCGAAGATGCGGGTTTTGTTCTGAAGCACAGCGACGTATTCGTGAGGGAAACAGTCGATGCCTTCTCTTGCACCAATCCACATGCCCGCAACGCAAGCGTTGGTGTCGGTGTCCCATCCGTAGGACACAGCGTGTCGTAGCGTAGCACCACCGTCGCCTCTGCCGTAGTGTACGGCATGTCGTGCAGCGTTGAAGGTGTACATGATTGACCCCTTCTTGATGCGGGGATTTGTTGTCGGATTGAAATACAACGAATGGAATTGAGGCTGCGTCGGACCCATCACTTCAGCAACGAACGCAGCGGTGTATCCGAGAATGTCGGCATTGCCATGCGTCATCAGGCTTGCAGCAACAGCGTCAGCAAGCGCTTGCATGCTGTTGTTGTGGTTGGCAGCAAGGCAGGCAGCAATTCGCATGATGCTGCCGTTGCCGCTGTCGTGTGTGTCGCCTGTTGAAGCAAAGGGTCGGTCATGCTCCATGCGGTCGATGGCAGCAGCAGTGGTGCGTCCAATGTCAAACACATAGCCACGGGTGCCGTACTTGCCAGTCTTGCGCCAGTCTTTGAAACGACGTGCCGCATCTTGTGGGTCGAACTTGCCACGGGCAACGTAGCTTTCGCCCAACGCTAGTGTCAATGCACCGTCGTCGGTGTATTCACCGAGGCTAACATCATGAGCGCCACCAGTTGTCAGCACGACGTCATTCGGATTTATCCGTTCACCAAACTCATACGGTGCGCCAAGCATGTCGCCCAAGAACGCACCAACAAACATGCCAACAACTTGATCCCGGGTCATTGTGTATCCTTTTCTTTCGGAGGTTTTCGAAGCGGTGTTATCTGTGCCGCAGCAGGAATGTGAACAACTTGTCCTAGCATGTCAACACAATAGCTATACATTCCGTCGAGATGATCGAAGAAGAAATAACTATCGCACCATTTAATATAGTTGTTGCGTGGCACAGAATACAGCGGTGTCGGTGGCAGATGTATCCAATCACGCAGGTCCACTTCGCTAATCATTGTGCGCCTTTCGATAACACCTGTTTCGGTGTCTTACGTGGAATACGATTTGTCGGGTGACAAAGATATTTCTCGCCGAGTTTTAAAATGGCTTCTTTGGCACGCTGAAAATTTCGTTGTTGCACTTCCTGCAACTGCTGCTCGATGTTCATATTAATAGCCTCAAGAAAAACGGTAGTGTCAGAATGACAACGATCCATATAAGCCCATCGTCATCACACACGATAGTGCTCGTAGCTACGGATGCGGCTTTGCTTGTCGGTGTGCTTCTCGATGAAATGCAGGTCTGTGCCATGTTCCCGCAGTGCCTGCATCAACAGCGACAAGTCGCAGTCCTCTTCGAGAAAGGCGTAGTCTCCACGTTGATACGAATACGATGACACCTTGTCGGCAATACCGAGGTTGGTCAGCACAGCCTTACGCACCTTAGCCCATGCATGACCGGGGTCGCTGTATACGGTGACGGTGAATTGTTTGCGCATTTGTTTACTCCTTGATGTAGTTGTCCATGTTCTCTTCCTCAACAGCAACGTAGAACGTGTTGAGGGTTTCGAAGCTTCCGTCTTCGTTGATGAGCGTCACCATCTGTGACGTGACAATGCGCTCACAACCCAGTCGTGGGTGATCGAGTGCAATGACAGTGACCTGCTTGTCGTTGACAGGGCGTAAGCTGTCGCGGACATAATGTACAGTGGGTTTCATAGCATAGCCTCCGGCATGTTGGTGAGCGCTTGCTTACTTTGTTCGCGCTGTCGCTGTTTCAAAAAAGAACGCTGCCGTTGTCGTTGTGACTCGGGCAGCGCCTTACCTTTGTAGGTGGGGAAGGGCCACACAAGCGGTAGCCCTTCGTTGTTGCGTTGCATTATGCAGGCAGCAGATCGAACAATGCGCTGTTGATACGAACATGCTCCGACACCGCAGTGATGGGGCGAGCCTTGCGGATGCCAATGTTCTTGTCGCTGATGGACTTGACATTGACGTTGCCACGCAGCACGTTCTCCTGAATGCGGTTCCACACAGTGAAGGCGTCAGACAGGTCATCCTCGCTACGCTGTACACCCAACGCACCACGGATGGTTTCGTCGATGGCATAGCTGCCCTTGATGGGACGTCCTTCGGCGTCAACGATATCGCTGTCGAACAGGTTCCAACGCTTCATCACGGCTTGCTTTGCAAGTTCGTAACGCTGTGACGCATCAAGCTGCACTTGACGGGCAGCATCGAAGCGCTGCATGACAACAGGCAACTTGTCGATGATGTTACGCAGCATTGTCTCGAAGTCGGCAAGCGACTTCTTCCTGTGGTAGATAGAAGCTTGCATACCCTCACCGGCAACGATGCCGTTGGAGCAGATGAAGCGATAGGCACCGGCAAACAACTTGACAGCGGAGGTGCCGTCGTGGCTGTTGTACATGATGATTTCGCTACGGGTGGAGCCGTCGCCTTCGTCGCCTGCCTTGGCAAAGGCGATGAGGTGAGACTTGTGCTGAGCACCAATGACGTCCTTCGCACCACGCTGACGCTTCTGTGCAGCTTGCACAGGGAAGTAGCCGTAGTCCTGCATCACGGGGATGAGCGACGACGTGTTGAGCGATTGATAGCGGTCAGACAAGCGCTCTGCCTTCGTCTCTGTGAACACAGCGGGAGCACGGTAGGCAATGTCGTCCAACGTCATGACGGCGTTGTCGTTGCGACGGGAGAAGATGAGAGATTGACGCATGATGTTTCCTTTCGGGAGAGATTGTCAGCACCGTTGCCGACAACATGGGTTGCATTATAAAGCGAAAATAATAACTGAGTCAAGCTTGGGGGCTTTCCTCATCGTTGGGATTGATGTTGACCCACGACAACGTGTCGCTGTCCCACATCATCTTCGACAGGGGCAAGCGCCATTGCATGACAAGCAACAGCACGTCCTCAAGCGAACTCTTCGGGGCACACAATGGCATGCCTGCCTTGGCGTCGATGACACTGTACCCCATCTCTTCACTACCTGAAAGGTAGAAGGGTTTGTCGTTTTGCATCAGGCACCTTTCTCAAGTTGTCCGTCAATATCGTCAAGATATTTGACGCATTGTTCGTTGGTTACAACACCGTCACGCAGCATTGCTTCGAGCACATCCAATGCCCATGTTGGTGCTGACGAACATCCACGGGAGAACACAATGTCCGAGAATGTAGCGGCGGTGTATGGCTCGCTTGCCAAAATAATATCAGAGATATTTTTAATCGGACCCGATACGTTCTTCATGTACACCGACGGGGGTTCAACCCAAACGTTGCCATTCGGAAACACCTCCGTTGTCGGCGGGTAATACTCGAACACCATGCCGCTTGGAAACGTTTGCATTGCTGCTGCACCATACCGGCACCGACGATCATAGCCGGGGTTCGGCACGTCACGGGTCAGGATGCGAAGCTCTCGAACTTTCATGTCAATACCCCTTCAGTGTGATGGTACGGGTGCCGTGATCGGCATGGAACACAATGTTCTCACGCATCAGCATGACGATGATCAGCACCATACCTTCGGTGCTGTCGCAGTAGATAGTAGACGATGCCACGTTAGTTTCCTTTCAGGAATTAGTAGCGACGACGAACAAAGGGCGAAGCATCAACATCAGCATACGCTGCTGCCCATTCGGCAGCGTCACGTTGTGTCCATGATCGATGCTTGATGATGCGTCCACCCCAGTAGACGACGACAGTGTAGCGAGAGAACAACAGCGCAAGTGTTTTCATGCTTCCTCCTGAACGTATTCGATGATTGCCGACAACACTTCAAGCGAAGCATCGACGCTGTCTTCGTCGGGATTCCATTCACCATTGCGAAGCAACTCGAAATCATTTCGCAGACAGCAGAGTAGGTCAAGAACTTCGTTCTTATTTTGTGGCATTTTCATAACAGTTCCTCCGGAATGTCGATGCTGTCACCCAATGCACCGGCTGCATAGACTCGCATTGCTGCAATGAGCGGTGTTGCTCCGTGTTCCTCTGCACCAGACGGCAATGTTGCAATCCAAGGGCGAGCGCTGTCAATGTCGGCTCGATAGTCGAGCGTTATTCTTTCCCGTTCGATGATGACGCCGCCTTGTGCCCAGTTGGTTGACGGCCCCCACAGTAAACGATGCTTACGCCCCACAATTTCTTTAAATGAAACCACTTCCCCATTGTCAAACAATGGGTCTTGTTCTTCGCTCTTCGCCACCGCCCAGTCGAGGGCAGCACCGTTGAGAACGTTGATCTTGATTTTCATAGCTGTCCTCCTTCGGAGATGGTGTTCCAAGCACCGGGCCTGTAAACAATTTCGCAGCGGGTTAGTTCGGGAATGACGTAGCTGTCATACCGGGCAAGCATTGCGTCGGCAGCATCTTCGTTGGGCAAGTCCATCACCGCTTGCACGTTCTGCACAATGCAGATGGGAGACGCGTTCTTGCCAATGGCAAAGCTTCCAAATTCCATGTCGCCAAAAAGCACTTTCATAGCTGTCGCCTTTCAGGTGTTGGGGAATGAATAGATGCCGATGACACGGGTGCCGGGTCGAACAGGCCCAGTGTCGATGATCTGCCCATTGATGAGGGCAAATACATGTCCCTTCACGCTGACGATGTGGCGTCCCTTCGGGAAACGCTCCGACACTTTCGCAACGGTGCAGCCCTTGTCGTTGACTGCATCAGCGCCGCAGTTGTAATACTTCATGATGCGTTCACGCTTGGCACCGCTACGCCCCATTGCAGTGTAGACACCGCCATGCAACCGGGCAAGCTCGCTTGTCGTCGTCACCTTCGTGCCCTTGTATTGCCTACGCCCCATGCGGAACAGCGCATCACGGACATTGGGGTAGGTGTCAACGCCAATGTTGGCGAAGGCTCGAATGACACAATCGTTCTTGTCGTCGATCCCGAAGTCGTCTGCGACGTAGCCGGGATGAGCAGGAATGTGGGAGGTGGTGAGTGTTCGCATAGATTGCTCCGTTGCGTTGATCGATGGGGACAGATTGTGGCAGGAAATAATATCCCTGTCAACTGTGGGGGTTTAGATGAAAGCCGGTGCCGATTCCATATCGATGCGTCGTGCAACTTCGTTGCCGTACAGATACGCCAACGCATACCACACGCTATCGTTTATGTCCATCTCAGCACGATAGTTCGTGTACAGTTCGCAGAACATATCGTCGTCGCCCCGGTGCAGGGCATACTCTTGAGCGGCAGCAAGAAATTTTTGTTTCACGGTATTTCCTTTCAGGAACCGAAGGTGAGGGTGATGACGGTGATGGGTTTGATGCCTTCAGTTACGGTGAGGTGCCGACTAACGTAGAACCCTTCGAAGAAGCAATGGTGCATGTCTTTTGTTTTCTGCTGCGATTCTTTGGCGCAACTGAACAGCTTGCCCCATGTCGGGTTGTCCAAAATTTGTGACATGTACGATTGCGAATCCTCGCCTCCGAAATAGTCGTCAGCTTCAGCGACGACAATGCATTTGCCGGGGAAGGCGATTGCTCGCTTGCTCTCATCTACAGAATAGTGCATGTTAGTTCCTTTCAGGAAAGAGGTAGTCGCTAGCATAGATGGCACCACGTCCGTTGACGGATGCAACGATGACACGCTTAGCCGATGCAATCGGCGTCTCATTCACAGCGGTGACGAAGCTGTCGAATTTGTAGGGATTGTACTTGACCGGCGTATACATTGCTTCGGCAATGTGAATAGTTGAGTAGTGAGCAGGGAGATTTGTCATCGTCCCGACAACACCGGCATGCACATTCTTGCGACGTTCACGTAGCACCCGCTGACGTCCAGCCTGTGACACCTTGAACGTAGCGTTGACAAGCTCGACGCTGTCAGCATGGGCAATGACACGCCCCTTGTTCTCGCCTTCGAGCGCCTTCACGCTCAGGCATTTCTTGTGCAGGTTGAAGTAGACAAACACTCGCATGTTGTTTCCTTTCAGGAAAGGGTTGCTTCCGGACCTTTTAAAAGCATCAACCCGGCTTCAAAGGTGATGGCGTGGAACCCGATAGTACCGGGCATTGCATCTGACTTGAGTTCGGGGGATACCAATTGGAACCACCATGCGCGGTCCCCGTTGCCAAGCTCCGCTTCCCTAGCGATCCACTTGTGACCGGTGCGTTCGGTGATGGAATAGGTAGGTGTGCTCACGATGGTTTCCTTTCAGGAAGATAGCAGCAATTGCTTGAGGAAGGGTATTGCAAACCCTGTGAGGTTTGACAATTCCCGTAGCGTCATGCTCGGGTTGTTGTCGTAGATACGCTTGACGTCATCAAGCGACAGCCCATTGATAGGGCGCTTCAATGTGTATGCCACGTTGTTTCCTTTCAGGAAAGGTTGTCAGAATGCGTCGCGTTCCAGCCATATCCAAAACACGATGAGTGCAAGGATGATGGCAAAGAAATAATGTTCCATTATTTGTGTATCCTTTGTAGGCTTTGTCGAATGCTCCGCATTGAAGCATTCAAGAAAACCCCCTATCGCAAGAGCACCCACTCTCACTTGGGGACAGGTGGTATAGATGCCGCGCTCTATCCAACGCATGATGCCTTAACGTATGCATCATTCACGCTAGCCCATAGTGCATCTGTCACATGCACCGACACTAGCATTAAATTTTTAAAGAGCGTGAAGCTTTCGGCTTCGTGTTGCTTTCTATTATAAGGGCGTTGCAATTCCCTTGTCAACTGTGGGGGCTTTCGACCCCATCGTCAACGCTTCGCATAACGTCGTCTGTAACATACAGGCTAAGCTACGCTTCGATACTACGCTTGTGTCGTAACCCGGCATCACCCGGCTAGCTTCTCACCGACTCGGCGTCGTCTCGCATTGGCTTTTATTATAATCGCCAACGAAAAACCCTGTCAACTGTAGGGGCTTTCGTTGACGTCCCCCGAAGGGGAGTCGTCGCATGTTAGTGGACAGCGATAGCTATCACCTTACCCTTGAACACGTCGCTACCGCAAGCATGCCCCACGCTGGTGCAGGTGCCGCACTTGCCGGGGCAGGGAAACACCTTGCTATCAAAGATAGCACGAAGGGCATCGTTGACCGGCTTCGTGCCGTAGTCGGCAGCTTTGATTTTGCGACCGATGCTAACAGCGACAAAGTCGCCACGGGTAAACGCTTGCTGACGAACAAAGTCTACGACTTCGGCACTTGCATTGTGACCCGACGAGATGTTCAACTTATAGTTGACCGGCACATATCCGCCGGATTCAACGAAGCTCTTCAGCAAAGCGAAGCTCTTGCTGTAGCCGTAGGCTTTGACATTCGGCAACACTGTCAGGGTTTGCATCCAAAATTCAATGTCGTAGACATTGGAAAAGTCTCCGTCAACGTAGAGACGGAAATCGAACCCTGTCGGGTTCTGTCGGACAACATCACCCATTGCACCCAAAATCGCTCTGCGATTAAAGCGCATCAGATACGCATTCTGTGCCTGACGGAAAAACGCTGACGGATAACGCCACGCCCTGAAGCTGTAGCAGAATGCTAAGCATTCTCCGGCACCGGGGCAAGTAACACCGGGCAGAGTGCTGAAAGCATAGAACGGCAGCTTGCTGTTGCCTTTGGCAAGGATGCTAAAGGGGATAGCGTTATCTCCGATAACGGCAGCGAACTTCGTCATGGCTTTCTGCCAACCCTTTGTTGCAAACAAAGGCGACGAACGCAATGAAGCAAAAGCTTCAGCGATATCGGCTTCGCTGCCGGTTTGGACGACGACAGCGAACTGCTGCAAAGCAGCGAACTTAGGTGCCTTAGCGAATGAACGTGTTTGCATGGTGTTTCCTTTCAGGAAAGTGACGGCGGGATTGCCGTCGATGGGCCGCATTATTGCCGCTTTCGAAAAACCCTGTCAACTGTAGGGCTTTTCGGAAACGCCCCCCGAAGGGGACGGCTTCATTACATATACGCTACCATGTATTCCGGCTTTGCCGGGACTTTGCGGACAAGCGGTCGAATTTGCTTCGCAAACCACGACAGCTCTTCGATTTCCCTTTCTGCATCTTTCAGATGCGAGAAAACTCGACCATGCTTGTGCCACTTGCCATCAAGCTTTGTCTCATGGGTTACTACGTAAACGATTTCGCATTTTTGTGACATGGTGTTTCCTTTCAGGAAAGCGACAGCGGGATGCCGTCAATGGGGTCAATTATAGGGGCCGATGAAAGCCCCTGTCAAGTCTGGGGTTATTCTGCTGTTGCTGCCTTTTCGGCAGCAGCAACTTGCTTCGCAACCGTCCACACAAGATTCTGATAATGAACCATGTCGTCATAATGACGACGATCATCGGTTCGAGCATATTCAAGAGTTGCCTTCAACAGCTTCGCTGTTGCGACACGGATCATCGTAGCGTGATGCTTGCTCATGGTGTTTCCTTTCAGGAAGCCGACAGCGGGATGCCGTCGATGGAATGCATTGTTGCCGGAAAAGAATACCCGAGTCAAGCGAAGGGTCTTTCGGCAGCAAAGCTGCACCGTGCATGCGTAGTGCGGGGTAGTTCGATGTTGTACATCGAAAGAGGGGGTATGCTCTACCGCTAAGTTAGTGGTTACTAACCAAGGGGATTTTGCTCGAATACGACATCCGCAGTCATTCCGTAGGAATGTAGCTAAGCTGTTGATTTGCAAAGCAAATGACGTCACGCATGATCGTGCGCTAGAGCGCATTATGCGCGATCACACACACGCACCATGTGCGCGGATGACGTGAGCATGACGTGGGCGGGCGTGGGCCACTGGGGGGTGCCTGCGCTATTGTATATAGCCTCGCACACAGATCAGGATTTTTAAGTTTGTTAGTGGTTACTAACTTAGCATGCCAATAAAATCAACGATCTACACCATCCTGCACACACGCCACAGTCTGCACCGCTCGACACCATCCGGCACCAAACGACACCGCTCGGCACCACAATGACAGCAAAAACATAGCTTTGTCGCATTAAATAAATGGGGACAGAGACGACAACGTGCTATGGTGATGAGAATCATTCGCATTTACATAAGAATAAATGGGGACAGAGTCGTTTTCGCTTGACAACGACACGCCAGCTATGTAAAACTGGGGGCATCGTAGACGGACGGATAACGGTGGCGTCTACGAGAACAGCATAGCTGTTTATAGCGCTACCACGGGAGAGACATTGAAACAGCGCAACAGGATGGCGAAGATAGCGTCCTAATGTCGAAAGGCTGTCGTATGAGCTAACAAAGCTCTAAAGGCTCCCCACAGGAGTCTTAGTGTATCTATAGAGAGTTAAAGAACAATAATAATATCTCTGATGCATGCTTCTAGTTGGTTTTATCTTTATACCTTGTTAACAATTTAAACACGCCAGTATCAGCATCTCATTGTTTAAAACAATGTTTATACATAAGAAATGCTGACAGCACAACTAAGTCGTTACTACTACGCTGTCAGCAACCGATAACAACCTATACAGTCTATATAAGGGAATTCTAACGAGTTCCCTTTTTTGTTAACCAAAAGCGGGTGTTGTTGACAAACAACGCATATTGGTTTACATTGTTATCCCGAAAGGAAGACGATGTGGCCCGCTTCAAAACACGAAAAGAACTCGGAGAGCTTATAAATAGCCCACCGCATAGCTACTATTCTGTTGCCATGAAACAAGTGTTCAAAGACAAAGAAGAAGTAAAGACGGTGGGATATCACTCTGATGTTTACTATGTCAGAGCAGCGTTAGAAAGGCATACAGGTTTGTTACTTCCGCTTCCGGCTGTTGACAAGGCAATGCGTGACGAAGGCTGGTATGAAGGCGTTGTCAATAGACGTCGCTATTGATTTCTGTTACAACGCGGAGTAATATGACCATCAAAAAAGGCAACGAAACTTTTAGTGGCTACAACAAGCCCAAACGCACTCCTGATCATCCGAAGAAGAGTCATGCTGTTTTGGCTAAAGAGGGCGACAAAGTTAAGCTTATTCGTTTTGGTCAGCAAGGCGTTAGTGGTTCTCCAAAGAAAGAAGGCGAAAGCGCTAGCTATCGCAAGCGGCGTGAAAGCTTCAAAGCTCGACACGCCAGTAACATAGCCAAAGGCAAAATGTCTGCTGCGTATTGGGCTGACAAGGAGAAGTGGTAATGCCGTTTCAAAAAGATGGTAAACGACAATATGGTCGTGAGCTACAATGGGAAAAAGACAGCAAGCCACAGCGTGTTAAACAGCGTGCTCAACGCAATGCTGCCAGAGCTACGTTGATGAATGAAGACAAGGTGAAAAAGGGCGATGGAAAAGATGTTGATCACAAGTCGCCGATTTCTCATGGCGGTGGCAACGAGCGTTCTAATCTACGAGTACGTGCTGCTAGTAAAAATAGATCAGTGGCTCGCAATAGGGACGGAAGCCTGAAATGAAGACAAAGTCGAAAGTGAATCAGGCAGGTAACTACACTAAGCCAACGATGCGTAAAGCTTTGTTTGAGAAGATTAAAGCTGGCAGCAAAGGTGGTGATGCTGGTGAATGGTCGGCTCGTAAAGCGCAGATGTTGGCAAAAGAATATAAGGCTAAGGGCGGTGGCTATCGTGACTAAGAAGCCACAGCAGTCGCTCAAGGAGTGGACGAAACAGGAATGGACGACGTCTAGCGGTAAGCCCTCTGAAGGCAAACGTCGTTATCTGCCGAAGGCTGCATGGGGTGCGCTGTCTGAGTCTGAGAAGAAGGCTACCAATGCAGCTAAGGCTGCGGGTAATAAAGCGGGCAAGCAATTTGTTGCCCAACCGAAGGCTGTCGCAGAAAAGACAGCGAAATATCGAAAGAAATAAAGATGGCTCTTTCTAAACTCATTGGTCGTGGCGTTGGTGCTGCCACTCGTCGTGGTGCTCCTACAAAGGGTAAAAATCGTTTGATGGCTGATCTTGGTGACGACGTCGTTAGCGAAACCAAGAGCGACATTGCTCAGATGCGCAAGGCGTTGTCTGCACGTGCTGCTGAAGCTGAAGACGACAAGCCCGGTGCTGCTCTGCGTCGTATGAGCGTGCAAGAAGCCGGTGGTCGTGCTGCGTTGCGCACCGGTAGTCGTGCAGGTGCTGTTGGCGCTGCCGGTGCTGCCGGTGTGGCTTTGGGCACGGCTGCTAGCGAGCGTGCTAACGAAACCCGTCGTCGCATGATGGAAGACGAAGAAGACACCACGCCCAAGCGTGTTGCTGTTGCTTCTCGGACGATGGATGATGAAGAAGAGCCTAAGCGCGAAGCTCCGAAGAAGGAGATGTCGTTCAAGGAAGCCTTTGCTGCTGCTCGTAAGGACGACAAGGCTACGTTCACGTGGCAAGGCAAGCGCTACACGACGGAGATGGCTAAGGAAGGTCCGAAGCCGTCTGTGCGTGAAGGCAAGAACGAGAACATTGACGAAGACACCCGCAAGCGTGCTGAGATGAATAAGGGCGGTGCTGTCAAAAAATACAACAAGGGTGGCAGCATTCCTGTTGTGTATGCAGGTGCTAAGAAGCCGGTAAAGAGCATGCCCAATCCTGCTCTGGCTGCAAAGCGTCTGAATAAGCCTAAGCCTGTTACAGCTAAGATGGCTAAGGGTGGTGCTGTGAAAGGAAAAAAGAAATGAAAGTTTGTGCTGGATGTCCCAACCCCGCTGCCTGTGCCAAAGCAGGTAAGTGCATGATGGCAGGTAAGAAGATGAATTATGGTGGTGCCGTTAATAAGCCCATGATGGCTAAGGGCGGTGCTGTGAAAGGCAAGAAGCCTGCGGCTGTTGCTATTATGATTGCCATGCCTGCTAAGGGTAAGGGCAAGACGAAGATGGCGATGGGTGGCTGCGCTACTAAGAAGAAATGACGCCTAAGCAACAAGCCAAAGTTGGTAAGGTGATGAAGGAGTACAAAGCCGGTACGCTGCATCAGGGTGCCGGTAAGAAAGCTCCTGTGGTCAAGAGCCAAAAGCAGGCAGTGGCTATTGCGCTGTCTGAAGCTCGTCGCATGAAGAAAAAATAAGTGTCAATAACGCACTACCCTGCTCTTGTTCGTATTGCTCCCGACGGTAACACAGTTACTATCGGGGGCACTTCTGCTGACGCATTTGGTCGAGCAAGAACTTCAGCACCGTTTACGCTGTTCGACAGTCAAAATCGCTACGCAAAGAATGATTTGTTTAGCGAGTCGACAGCAACGGGCGGTGCTGTTTCCTATTTAGCAAACGAAAGCACGGTGGAGATGACGACGACAACTTCGTCAGGCTCTGAGGTGATTCGTGAAAGCAAGCGTGTATTTTCGTATCAGCCCGGTAAGTCGCTGCTGGTATTGAATACGTTTGTCATGAGCGCACCGCAAACAAACCTGCGTTGTCGCATTGGTTATTTTTCTACACAGAACGGTGTCTTTTTTGAACGAAACAACTCTACGCTTAACATTGTCCGTCGCTCTTATGTTACGGGCAGTGTCGTTGATACGGCTATTGCTCAAAGCAATTGGAATGGTGATAAGCTCGACGGTACAGGCTCAAGCGGATATACGCTCGACACGACAAAAGCACAAATCTTTTGGATGGACTTCGAATGGCTAGGCGTCGGTAGCGTTCGCTGCGGCTTTGTCATAAACGGTCAATTCATCGTTGCTCATACGTTCAATCATGCTAATACGTTGTCAACCGTCTACATGACGACAGCTATTCTTCCTATTCGCTATGAGATTACGAACACGGCAGCTACGGCATCTGCTGCTAGCCTGAAGCAAATTTGCTCCACCGTCATTTCTGAAGGCGGCTACGAGCGTCGAGTGGCTTTGTACACAGCATCGATGACTGCTGCTAACGGCTCTATTAGTACAAACTGGATTCCGCTTGTTTCCATTCGCCTTGATCCGTCAAGACTTGACAGCGTTGTTGTTCCTGATGGATATACAATTCTTCCAACATCTGCTAGCAGCGTAACATTCGAAGTGGCGTTGTTTAAAAATGCAACACTCACTTCTCCGTCATGGACACAAACAGAAAGCGACAATGTTGAGTTTGATATTTCGGCAACAGGTTTGACAGGTGGTAGAGCTGTCTATCGTAACTTTGTACTTGCTTCAAACATGCTTTCTGGAAATACCACTAATGGTAACGAATATAATTTTGATTTGCAACTAGGCAGGACACTTGCTGGTGTTAGCGACATCTATACCATTGCTATTAGATCACTATCTGGCACGCATACAGCTATTGGATCAATGTCTTTTTGGGATTTGACATGAGCACAAACAAAAAGCGTTCTGTAGCGTTGGTGTTGACGACGAGTCCGCAGGACGTCTACGTCGTGCCTGCCGCATTTAAGTCAGAGGTCGATAGCATCTTCGTTTCCAATGGCAGCGATCTGAATATTCGTGTCACGCTGCAATGGTATAGCGCCATCAACACGACGTCATACGACATCATGGATGCTGTGGAACTAAAGCCGCGCAGCATTCTCCAAATCACCAATCCATTGTTCCTCGACAGGAACGACAAGATAACAGGCTTTGCCACTGTCGGCAGCAGCGCTATTACGGTGACGGTGAGGACGCAAGAAAACTTTGGTAATTACACATCATGAAAAAAGAACTTAACGAACAGCAACGCAAATTCATTGAAGCTTTGTTGGGCGAAGCCAATGGCAGTCCCGTTCGCGCCAAAGAAATGGCAGGCTATAGCAAGAACTATCCGACCAAGGAGTTGATGTCTACGCTGAAGGAGCACATCATCGAGGCTACGCAGCTATACATTGCCATGCATGCACCGAAAGCAGCAATGGCTGTTATTGGTGGCATTGACGATCCGACGGAGTTGGGTATTAAAGAAAAACTTGCGGCTGCTAAAGACTTGCTTGATCGTGCAGGCGTTGTCAAAACCGAAAAGCTTGAGGTACAATCTAGTGGTGGCATTATGATATTGCCCCCAAAAGAAGCTTCAGCGGAGTAAATGAGAGAGCATTTGGGCAGTTGGCTGCTTCCGCAGCCTGTTCGCGCTAAAGAATATGTAAGAGTGCCGAAGCTCAACCCATACGGCAGGGTTCCCTTCGGCTATAAAATTGATCCAGATGACCCAGATTGGTACGTTCCTATACCTCATGAACTTGATGCGCTCAAGCTGGCAACAAAGTATTGCGCACGATATAGCTTCAGACAGGTTGCCGCATGGCTTACAAAGCAAACCGGCAGACCCATATCGCCTGATGGACTTAGAAAGCGCATAAGGGATGACAGACGACGTAAAAATCGCAGAAATTTCTATCTCGCCCTTGCAGCCAGATACAAAGACGCGCTCGAAAAGGCGAAGTCCTACGAAGAAACGCTCGGCAAGCAAGAGCGCACCATCTTCTTCGACGAAGAACCCTACACCAGTCTCTACGAGCGATATCCAATACCCGACCGTTGAGGTTGAAAATGTAATTTTTAAGCCTAACGTCGGCCCTCAGACAGCGTTTTTGGCTGCTGCTGAGCGCGAAGTGCTGTACGGAGGTGCTGCTGGAGGTGGTAAAAGCTACGCCATGCTGGCTGATCCGCTTCGTTACATCACCCATCCGCAGTTTTCAGGGCTACTTTTGCGTCACACCACCGAAGAACTTCGTGAACTGGTGTGGAAGTCGCAGGAGATATACCCCAAAATCATCCCCGGCATCAAGTGGAGCGAGCGAAAGTTCCAATGGGAGGTGCCGGGTGGTGGCAGATTGTGGATGTCCTACCTTGATCGGGACGAAGACGTACTGCGCTATCAGGGTTTGTCGTTTAGCTGGATTGGTTTTGACGAATTGACGCAGTGGGCTACGCCGTTTGCGTGGAACTACATGCGTTCTCGTCTGCGTACAGCCGCCCCAGACCTGCCGGTGTACATGAGAGCGTCTACAAACCCCGGAAATAAGGGGCATGCGTGGGTGAAGAAGATGTTCATCGACCCCGCCCCACCCGGAGATGCGTTCTGGGCTACCGACATTGAGACGGGGGAGACGATGACTTACCCCGAAGGTCATAGTAAGCAGGGAATGCCCCTGTTTAAGCGTCGTTTCATCCCCGCAAGGCTGAGTGATAACCCGTATCTGACTAAATCGGGTGATTATGAGACAATGCTGCTGTCGTTGCCGGAGCATCAGCGCCGACAACTGCTAGAAGGAGACTGGGATGTCGCTGAAGGTGCCGCTTTCTCGGAGTTTAAGCGTTCAGTTCACGTTGTTGAGCCTTATTCTATTCCCTCTGACTGGGCTAGGTTTCGTGCTTGTGACTATGGCTATGGGAGTTTTACTGCTGTGCTGTGGTTTGCTGTGGCACCTGACGAGTCTCTTGTCGTTTATCGCGAACTTTATGTTACAAAGGTGCTTGCCGAAGATTTGGCAGACATAATTTTGAATATTGAGTCGGGTGAGCGTATTCGATATGGCGTTTTGGACAGCAGTTGCTGGCATAAGCGTGGCGACACCGGCCCATCCATCGCAGAACGGATGATTGTTAAAGGCTGCAAGTGGCGACCCTCTGATCGCAGCGCTGGTAGCCGCATTGCCGGTAAGAACGAGATACATCGTCGCCTGCAAATTGACCCCTATACTAATCATCCCCGCATGACCATCTTCGAAAACTGCACACAACTCATTGCAGACTTACCAACTATTCCGTTGGACAAAACCAATCCCGAAGATATTGATACTAAGGTGAAAAACGACCACACTTATGACGCCTTGCGATATGGAGTGATGAGTCGTCCGCGCAGTGCAAGCATCTTTGATTTTGATCCAAATAAGCAATCGCGTGGTATAACCGCTGCCGATCCCGTTTTCGGCTATTAATAAGGAAACAATATGGCTATTCGTGACGATAAAAATTTCATCGATGACAAAGCCGTCGCCCTACCGGACGATAGCGGCGAAAACACCTTTTCTGGTGGCGGACTCATCGACTTCGTAAAAGAACGATATAGCCGTTCTAAGCAAGCCCGTCGGTACGACGAAGAGCGGTGGCTGCGTGCCTATCGCAACTATCGTGGCATCTATGGTCCCGACATGAAGTTCACTGAGACTGAGAAGTCTCGCGTCTTCATCAAGGTGACCAAGACGAAGGTGCTTGCCGCATACGGTCAAATCATTGACGTCTTGTTCTCTGGCAATAAGTTTCCGTTGTCTGTCGATCCGACGCCACAGCCTATCGGTGTAGCCGAACATGTCCACATCGACGTTGCCGAAGAACAAAAGAAGACGGCTGGACAACCTGCGTCTCCTTCGTTTGAACCCGGCAAAGCATTGCCGCCCGGTACTCGCATCAGCGACCTGTTGGGGTCGATGAAGAATGCGTTCAAGGGATTGAACGTCAAAGAAGGCGCGGGCAAGCTGCCAACGCAAATCACCTTCTCTCCTGCTCAGATTTCTGCGCGGAAGATGGATAAGAAGATTCGTGATCAGCTTGACGAAAGCCGTGCTACTACGCATCTGCGCTCCACTGCATTCGAATGTGCCCTCTTTGGCACAGGCGTAATGAAGGGACCATTTGCAATTGACAAAGAATATCCGCGCTGGGAAGAAGGTAAGTACAAGCCGATTATGAAGACTATGCCGAAGGCTGAACACGTCAGCGTTTGGAATAGCTATGTCGATCCAGATGCCAATAACATCGAAGAGTCGTCCTACTTCATTGAGCGTCACAAGCTTAGCAAGACTAAGCTGCTTGAACTCAAGCGTCGTCCGATGTTCCGTAAGAGCGTCATTGATGCTCTCATTCAAGATGGTCCCAACTACGTCAAAGAATATTGGGAAGACGATCTGAGCGACTACGAACCTAACATGGGCGTTGAGCGCTGGGAAGTGTTGGAATATTGGGGTGCCGTTGACATTCAGTTGTTGAAGGATAACGAGATTGACATCCCCGCAGAGTTTGAGGACAGCGTTGAATTGCAGGCAAACATCTGGTTCAGCGGTGGCAAGATCATACGACTTGTCCTCAATCCTTTTAAGCCTGCTCGCATTCCGTACTACGCAGTGCCGTATGAGCTAAATCCGTATTCGATGTTTGGTGTTGGCGTTGCCGAAAACATGGATGACACCCAAACGCTGATGAATGGTTTCATGCGATTGGCTGTTGACAATGCAATTTTGTCAGGCAACCTCGTCTTCGAAATCGACGAAACCAATCTCGTACCGGGGCAGGATATGAATGTCTATCCCGGCAAGGTGTTCCGTCGTCAAGGTGGTGCTCCGGGACAGGCGCTGTTTGGCACGTCGTTCCCCAACGTCGCACAAAGCAATCTGCAACTGTTCGACAAGGCTCGTGTGCTTGCCGACGAATCTACCGGTATGCCGTCTTTTGCTCACGGGCAGACGGGCGTAAGCGGCGTTGGTCGCACTTCCTCTGGCATTTCGATGCTGATGAATGCTGCGTCCATCAACATCAAAACTGTCGTCAAGAACATGGACGACTATCTGCTGCGTCCAATGGGTGAAGCGTTCTTTAGCTTCAACATGCAATTCGATCCCGATCCCGAAATCGTTGGCGATCTGGAAGTGAATGCTCGCGGCACTGAGTCGTTGATGGCTAACGAAGTTCGCAGTCAGCGTCTATTGCAATTCTTGCAAGTGGTGCAGAATCCGATGTTGGCTCCGTTCGCTAAGCTGCCCTACATCGTCAAGGAAATCGCCAAGTCGATGGATTTGGACCCCGAGCTTGTTTCTAACGACATGGAAGAGGCGGCTAAGCAGGCTATCTTGTTGCAGCGCATGCAGCCGCCTGCTGCTCCGGCTATGCCGGGTGCTGCGCCGGGTGGCGAGCAGCCTTTGCCGGTATCTGATACAAGTGGCGGTGGCGGTGGTAACATTGGCGTTGGCAGCGCTCCTGTTCCGGGTGAGCAAGGCTTTAGCGCTGCACCCCCGCAACAACGACCCCCGATGCAATGAAAGAAAAGCAATATCTCGCCAAACTCGGTACTCTGACGCAATACCATCAATGGGAAGCGTTTATGGAAATGCTCAATGCGCACATGGATAATCACCAACGAAAGCTTGAGCAGGCGTCAGAGGTGACAGAGCTGTATAGAGCACAAGGTGCCATCATGGCGCTAAAAGCGCTCACAAAACTGAAGGACGAAATCAATGGGCTTCGGAAAGAAACGCAGTAGCAAGGTTGGCGTTGGTGCCATCACTACTAAACGAAAAAAGGTTTTCAATTCCGGCGGAACAGTTACTGCTCCAACTCGCGACGTCGTTGATTTTGAAAAATATAAATCAATGACTAGCGACAATAAAGAATTGTCAGTTGATTTTAAACCTCTCAATTTTGATAAGTTGATTTCGTCTGGCGCATTTCGAGTAACCAACCGTGGGCGCGATGACGGTTCGTCGGAAGACGACTCCGATTTGGGATTTTCAATCGTTTCTCGTTACAACGATGCTGTTGGTGGTAATACTGGCACATCAAAATGGAAAGACAATTCTAAGTTTTTACCAGTTGTAAGAGAAATGTTTACGTCTCGACCATCTGATATCGGTGCTCACAAATACAAACAAATTGTAGAGTCCGCTAAAGATTTGGGACTAACTGAAGATGAAATTTTTATGAAACCAAAATCAAGCGGGTTCGCAAAGGGCGGAATCATCACTACTAACAAAAAGAAGTTGTTTGCCGAAGGCGGCATGATGGATGACGGCAAAGATGTCGATCCTGTCAGTGGTAATGACGTGCCCACCGGCAGTCTTGCCGAAGAGGTGAGGGACGATGTTGACGCCAAGTTGTCGCCGGGTGAGTTCGTCTTCCCCGCTGACGTCGTTCGCTTCATTGGTCTTGAGCGTCTGATGCAAATGCGTGATGAAGCCAAGAAGGGCTTGTCGCGCATGAACGACATTGGTCAGATGGGCAATGCCGAAGAAGTCGGTGAGAAAGCTGACGATACATACGAAGACGATGATGAATTCGAAAGCGAAATCGATGACATCATGAAGGAAGTTGACCGTGAAGAAACGGGTCGGCAGACGGAAATGGCATTTAATACTGGTGGCTTTGTCAATCCGAGCTATTACGATTTGACTAAGGCACCGAAGAATCCCGCATTAGATATTCGCTACTTTAACGACGCAGAAGGTAAAACCTTTTATATGCCGTTCATTAACGGCAAGCCGATGAAGCCGATGCCAAATGGTGCGGTGCAAACGGGTATGCCAAGTGGTGGCGATGGAAAGAAGACGATTCCGACTACTCCGGGTTCTAGTTCTGATTTGAAGGATTTTGGTAAGGGTCTTGCCGTCGTTAGTGGCGCAACTTCGACTTTGCCTTCCGGTGGTGGTTCTCGGACAGACGACACCACAGCCGGAGCAGGTACGAGCGTAAGCGTTGCCGGTACGTACACCGGCAGCAATCTTGCTGACTTTGGTCGCTCTGACATGATTTATAATGTTGGTGGCAGCGGTCAAGCCGGTGAACTTGTCACCGAAGACCTGTGGCAAAACAGTGCTCAGAAGTGGCAAGTAAATCTTGGTAGTGCAGCATTGTCAACGCTGGCTTCGGCAATGGGCGTTCCCGGCATTTTGACATTGGGGCTACGCGCTGCCGCTAACAAGTATGGCGTTGGTGCCGTCAATAGCTTCTTTGCCCGCGCCAATCAAGAAGCCGTAGCAAGGGCGGGCGGAATTGACATCAATGCACCGGGCGGTGTAGCCGCTGCCGCGTCGCAAATCGATCAACTCCGCGACAGGGGTGACACCACTACTGCTGCGTCTGCCGGTGCGCTCGGCACTGGTGGTAGAGCCGCTGACGTTGGACAATACGTAGCTCAATCGCTCGCAAACACTGGGCTGACTGATTCCGAAATTGCTGCTGCTGCTCAAAGTGCGGTTAATGCTGTTCTTCGTGGTAAGTCAATGAACGACGCTGTCAGCGAAGCAATCACGGCTGCAAAGCCTGATTTTGGCGTTCGACTTTCCGACATGGATGCCGCGCCTGACGACGAGGGTAGTTTATATGGCGGAACTTTTGGCGTATTGCAATCAGATATGGATTCTGCGGCACTGACCGCTCTTTCAAAAGACATTGGCTTTGACTACAGCACAATGGGCAGCACCACTTCAACAGACACATCGAAATATACAAGGGACTACAAAAATCAAGATGAAAAATTCTTCGACGATATCCCTGATGCGTTTACACTAGCAGGAGCCGGTCGTCTTCTAGAAAGATTTGAAACCGACGAGCAGCGACAAAACTGATATAATAGAGTCATAGGTACAGGCAACCTATTTCCCCGCAGTAGCGGCTACAAATAGCCCCAAAGAAAGGAAACCAAATGGCTGAAGTAGTGATTCCGACACAAACCCGTGTCGCCCCGTTCTCTATGCGTCGCAACGCAAATGATGATCGTATTAAGAGGGAAGAAGAAGAGCTTGAGAAGCTGAAGACTCAGCAGGCTCAACCAACGGATAAGCAGGAGACAAACAATGAAGAAGACCCTTCTGACGGAAATCTCAATGCTGAAGAGAAAACTTTCAAGAAGCGTTACGGAGATTTGCGACGCCATTCGCAAAAAGTGGAAACTGATCTTCGAAAAGAAATCGACGACCTAAAGAAGTTGGTTGAGCAATCTACCGAGAAGCAGATGAAGCTTCCGGCACGCGATGAAGACATCGATGCGTGGGCAAAGCAGTATCCCGATGTCTATCGCATTGTTGAGTCTATTGCGCTAAAGAAGGCTAAGGAAACGCAGAAGACTCTTGAAGAGCGGATGAAGCAGGTCGATGAAACTGAGCGTGAAACCGCTCGGCAAAAGGCTCGTGTGGAGCTTTTGAAGATTCATCCCGATTTTGATAAAATTGAAGATGACGACGACTTCCATGACTGGGCAGAAGAGCAACCAAAATGGGTGCAAGATGCCCTCTACGAAAACGACACCGACTATCGCTCGGCTGCTCGTGCCATCGATCTCTACAAAGCAGACAAAGGATTGTCAGGAAAGAAGTCAAAACAAGACGATAGCCGCGCTGCTGCGCAAGCCGTGAATACTCGCGGCAGGTCTGCGCCGAATGCGACGGCTGATCAAGAAGGTGTTTTCTACGAAAGCCAAGTACAGAAAATGTCTATGCAGGAGTACGAGGCTAAACAAGAAGACATTGTCAAAGCTATGCGTTCCGGCAAGTTCGTTTACGATATCACTGGAAACGCACGCTAACGCTTGACAAATATAAAGAAGTCTGTTCTAACGGGGGCGTTGTCAGAAATGGCAACGTCCTTTTTTTGTTCCTGTCAAGTAAGTTTTGTCGAATACCCAAGCGGGTAGCCGTCAATCCTAATCGAACTCTAGAGCGATTAGCATTGACCACCTATCTCCAGCAAGGCCCGAATAAGACGCAGACAGATAGTAAATGCTAATATAGGAGAATACTCAAATGGCATTCGCTTCTGCTCCCGGTTGGGGCAACCTTCCTAACGGTAACTGGTCCCCGGTTATCTATTCCAAGCAAGTTCAGCTTGCTTTCCGTAAGTCGTCTGTGGTTGAAGCTATCACCAACAACGACTATTTTGGTGAAATCGCTAACGTTGGTGACTCTGTCAAGATCATCAAGGAACCCGAAATCGCTGTCAAGAACTACGCCCGTGGCACGCAAGTTACGGCTCAAGACCTTGACGACAGCGACTTCACGCTGGTGGTTGACAAGTCGGCCTACTTCGCATTCAAGGTGGACGATATCGAGTCTTCGCAGTCGCATGTGAACTGGATGTCTCTGGCTTCTGATCGTGCTGCCTATCGCCTGAAGGACAACTACGACCAAGACGTGCTTGGCTACATGACCGGCTTCCAACAAGCCGCTCTGGGTGCTAACGCCACCGTGGCTCGTACCACCGCCCCCGGCAC